AATCATTTATTTCTTCAAGAATTCCTACGTTGTATTTTCCAATCTGCATTTTAAACTCTTCCTTGAAATCTGCATACTCTAAAATATCTGCAATTCTAATAGATAAAGCTTCTGCTAATGTTTGAGTTATATATAGGCTTCCCTGAAGAATATGTCTGGTAGCTGTATTTGAATTAAGAGCCGCTAATTTTTGTACACCAACTAATGCATACGGATCCGGTTTAGTTCCGTCTCTAGCCTCGTTCAATCCTGTTACGCTTCTTAGCATATCCATATAATGATTGTAGGTTCCTACCAAGCTATTGATTTTACCTTGACCGCTGCTCGATGTTAGTTGTTGAATTGGAACTCTAGCGTTATTAAATTCACCATCTTGCGTATAACTTCTACCTACAACACTACCAGTTTGAAAATATAACCTCAATGCATCTTCAGGATTGTATGCATTTCCAGTGCCTAAATCAACTTCATTTAATCCGTCCGCGTCTATAAACACACCATCTGGCACTGTTCTTGCAATTACTTGCTGCAATTTTAAATGCGTCATTTGTATTAAATCAGCAAACGTAATCATTCTTCTAACTAACGATTCAATTACACCCTTGTACATTCTAGGGGCACAGGCAATATAGTTAGGCATAGCATGCTGAGAGGCAGACTGAGGTCTAACCATATTTTCCATTTTCTTCCACTGAAGCATTATGTTTGTACCCATCACCATAACACCTTCATACCACACGTCTATTTTCTTTTCAACTTTTTCAAAGTTTCCTTCCTCCATCATTTCTTCCGGTGGGTTAAATTGATCGTCTTTTTCAATTACCCTTGCACCCCCTCCATCTAATTTCTTTTTCTTATATACAATTGAGTTTGTGGTTTTGTAGTTAAAATATAATAATGTTGCAGTGTCTCTATAAAACATACTATTTTCATAAAACTGAGCCACATTATAATAATCATACCAAGCTTGACTATACTTAGCTATTTCTTCTAAATCTTCATTAGTTAATGTAGGATCTATTTTGGGTAACTCTGTCATTGGAACAGTTTTTATTTCACCCCAATAAAAACAATCTTTAAAATACGGATCTTCTGTGTAGCTATAAACCACGTTTGCAGGATCAACATAATCAATTTTAACACCCTCACCTGGTAAAAAATATTGTTTAGTAATACCGATGCCTAATACAGTAATATCGTAGTCTACTCTTTTTCTAATATGAGAGTAATGATTTTCTTCAAACAGAGTGTTGATAGCTTCTTCTTCCGCTATCTCAATACCAGGTTTGTAATTTAACTGCATATAAAGAGCAAGCTCTTCATCATTATTAGGGAGCTCATCTGGATCTGTAGCAAAAGGATTTACACCAAAGCCTTTTTGAATTTGAGTAAGAATAGGTTTAGCAACCATGTCCGCCTCTATCATGTCCTGAAATGAAGATCTCTTTTCTGCAGACAAAGCATCTTGTGCGTATGCTTGAACTTTAAATAATCTGTCTGACATGCCATTAACGACAATGTCTACAAATTTTGGAATGATAGGCACAGGCGTCCAATCTAAGTTTAAATAACTCAAATCACCGTCTATTGCTAATTCATTTTTATATTTTTGAACTGACTGCTCTCCTCTTGCATACAGTCTTAATCTGTGGTAATCTCTCCACTGAGAATAAAACCTACACGTGCTACTATCTTTACGAAACCATTCGTATTGAATTGCTTGACCGATTTGTAGTCCGTACTCTACTGTATCTTTTTCACTATCAGAAACAAATAAATCCGGAAACCCCACTGGGTTTATATCAATTTTTACATCTACCATTAAGTACGTATTTCGCTATATAATCCCTTATTATTATATCTTGCAAAGTTAATCTTTATTTTTGACTCTTTTTTTTGCGGTGTATATAAGTGCTTTTGATTAGCCATAATAGCTAAACCAGAGCTTATAGTTGCATCAAACTTAGTTCTATTGTTAATATTAAATCGAGCCCAGTCCTCTAATGTCCTGTTAAAATACATAGTGCCCATGTCTAATTTATCTCTAAATGTCCCATCCATATCCATGCCTACATATTTTTCAATATAACTTTCAATAGCACTTGCATGCGCTTGTTTTACTTCTTCTGAAGAATTAGGTATACCTCCTATTTCTCTTTCAGATTTAGAAAGTTTATTGTACACTTTGTCTGGTCGATTCATGCAATACTTTCTGTATCCTCTATTTTTAAAATGATACAATAATCTAGGTTTATTGTTTTCTACTAATATAGGCATTCCATAGAAAACACAGGCCATTAATACATCTTCAAAAAATAATTCTGCAGTCTGCGGTCTTGCCACATATTCCAAAAAGAATTCATTACTAGGCGCGTTGTCCATATTAAATTTAGTTAATCCGTGTAATGCACCATTTGATCCCCCACCCCCTACTGTTCCAGATATGTCATATGAGTCACAACCAAAACTACCTAAATGCTCATTACCCGGCGCATACTTTCCATTTTGATTTAACCTACAATTTTGTAAGTTTTTTTCTGGTATCCAGGAAACTAAAAATCTACCTCTTGTGTCAGGTGACCATATTACTTTTGAATCCTTAATGCCGTCTTTCCAACTAAACCTACCTTTAGTTAAATAATGTTCTTTAATTAAAGAATCATTATAGTCTATTTGCTGATAAATTTTAGTTAAGTTAAATAACGATTGCTTACTTTCATCTCTAAATGCATGCGAGTCAGTTCTAGGAAATTGTCTGTAAAATTCATTTAAAACATCTGCGTCTTTCTTTAACGAATCTACTTCGTTTTCCCAGTAATTAATAGCTCCCTGATATATAAACTCACCATCAGATCCTTCCACTGCTTTGGTTGGTGTTTTAAAAACAGGCATTCCATACTTGTCTATGTACCCCTCAAAATTCCACTCCATAGGAATAAACAGATTGTACAATCCGCTTTTTGTTTGACCGTTTTGATTTCTATTTTTTACATCAGAATCATAAAATAATTTTTTAAAATTTTCACCACCCTTATCTAAAGCATTTGACGTAGAACCCATCATACATTTTCCAATAATCTTACTACCTAACCTCAAACATGTTTTCGTTACATTCCAGTTGTTGATAATGTTGTCAGGCTTCAACCATTTACCAGATTCGTCATGTATTAATAATTTTAATTTTTCACCATCATAGCTATTGTCAGCGGTGTTCTTCCAATCTATAGTTGTATCTAATCCTTCTAGCTCTTCTTCTTCAGTTTCAAACATGTTTTTTTTTGTAATCTTGGAAGCTGGCACCCTATAGGCTAACTCTGTTTTTGGTCTATCCATACCGTCTTGTATGGGTTTAAAAAAGAAAGGATAGTTGTTTGATATTGGCACAACTTTATCAGTAAACATTTTTTTAGCATCGGATCCAGTTTTAGAAAGTATACCTATTCTTGCATCCTTGCTAATTGTAGCAGTGTTAACGGCTTCGCAAGAACCCATAAACGAAAAACCTGAACGTCTAATCTTTAAATAACACATACCAAAACTTCTTTTATCAGCTTTGCATGCTTCCCAAAAAATATAAAATATCCTATTGGCTTCTCTAAACTCGGGTTTACCCACATCTATTTTAGTCCACTGCAAATACATGTAATGAGTCCCGGTTATATAAATAGGTGTTCCGTTATTATAAAACCAATAGCCTTCCTCTCTTCTATCAAATTCTGTTTCAATGTAATCAACCCATTCATTTTTAAACTCTGTAGTCATTTCATGCCATTGAAATATCGAACTAATTCTTGACAAAGCTTTGGGATATTCCGAAGCCACCCAATATTGATCTGTTGTTTTTTTAGAATTTTTGTGTATTGTTTTAGGAGCTTTAGGCAAGCCTATGAGTAAGCCATTGATATTATATATTTCTCCTACTGTTCCGTCTTTACTTATCACCACTAAATCATGGTTGGGGTTATAGCCATATTGCCAAGACTTATGCTGATTCATTTTCAGCATAGATTGTTTTGACACATGGTTTTTTACAACACTATATAATTTATTTTGATCGTCTTTCTGCAAATCCTTGTCTTGATTTTTCTTCTACTTTTTCAACTCCGTTTAACAAATCTTTTTCTAATTCTATTCTTGTCAGTATTTCAAACGCATCAAATATAGCTAGCTTTTTTGTAGCCGCTGCATTTTTTAATCTGTCTGCCGCCAACTCATCATCTTTGTCATACTTGATAATATCTTCCTTTGCAACTTTTATTAGTTGCGCTACAGCTTCTCTACCTGCGCTAATTATTTCTATCTTTAAATCTTTTGAAGATTTCATAATACCATTGTTATGTTATTCCAAAACATTCTGTAAAGCTTTTCTCCATTTATATAAAATGGATATTCACATTCAGGCTCAAAAACCACCTCGTCATTTTCTTTTACACCTAGTTCGGTTAGTTTTGGATTGGTGTATTTTACTATACCAACAAGGGGCTCTTCCTCAACAGGTTTCATAATAATTGATTTTCTTACTGGAACCGGTTTTATAAAGCAATACTTAGAGTGTGTTTGCCATTTACCCTTATGATAGTACATGTAAAATTGATCGTAATCAATAAAGAATAAGTCATCTTTAAAAAAACTTCTACCGCTTTTTTCTCGACCTTTCATGTCATAATATATTTTAAATACATTATGGTGTACTAGCAATATGTCTCCGGCTTGTATTTCACCAATGTAATTTAGAGGACAACTGACAACCTCTGCAAATCTATTGGATGCGGTATGATCTTCTTGAGAAACACTTGTGTAAAAATCAATTCCTCCTATGTTTTTTATATTATCATATCTTCTACCCTTAACAGGTTTTACAATAAAATAGTGTGGAGACTTCATTAAAAGTTTATATTATATTCAATAGCCATTGGCATATTGGAATTAAATTCCTTCCATAATAATACCTCATTATTTTTTTCAATCCAAATTTTTATTGAATTATTCGATAAGTCTTGTTGAATTAAATGTATTGTGTAGCTTCCGTTTAATATAGACTGACCTACTAAGTAATGCATAGAGCTTGACTTATAGTCAGCGCCTATGGAGATTTTTCTAATATCCATAATAAATTAAATTTTATTTAACTATCCCTAGGTTAAGTCTATTGTTAAATCAGAAGAATTTAAAATTCTGTATTTAATATTATAAAACAATGTACTGTCTCCTCCTGTTGGGTTTTGTGGTGCGGTACTAACAACTATTTCTGAACCTGGAACTGTTGATGTATTAGTGTCAGTAAATATTTTCCAATTATCTTGAGATCCTGACATTGGCAGTGTACCTGTTACACCGTTTCCTAAAAGCCCGCTAGATACTACACGGTATTTAATACTAGGAAATCCTATATTTGAATAATCAGAGGTTACAAAATTATATTTTACTACTACCGAATCTACTACAATTATTTTACTCCCTCCAGGATCAGAAATTAAAACCACTGGAGAAGTAAACATATTTAATATTTGTGCTGACGTGACAGTGCCTTGAACTACTCTGGTTCCATCTGCTAGCGGTAAAGCCGATGAATTGTTAATCCATTGAGTAGCGGTTCCAGTAGAAGATAGTATTTGTCCTGCTGTACCCGCTGCTGCAGTTGAGTCTAATATTGTTTTTTTGAAGTAAGCACTTTCTTCAAATACTGCCGGCCCCCAGTTTTTTATTGAAATAGTTGGGTTTGATTGATTTAAATGCAATACTGTTGCGCTATCAATACTCAAATCAGAAGAAGAAGAAAGAGTTATTGCCCCCGTATTAGAAGTTAATGTTTGATTCGCACTAGTAGTGGAGGTAAAACTTGTTCCTGAAAGAGCAACTGCTCCCGCATTATCAGATAAAGCGCTATCAGTTAATGTATCAGAATCTGCCCACTTAGGAATTTTATGTGTTGTTCCGCTACCATCTACTACACTTTTCCATAAAACTGAAGTTCCTGTGCTAGATAATACTTGACCAGAGGTTCCAGGTTGTCCACCAACATCTTGCATTGTAGAATTAAATCTGGCGTTTTGTTGAAAAGTCATTGTCCCGTTTACAACAGCTGAGTCAGTTGGAGCGTTTCCTATATGAATTGTGCTTCCTTGTAGATACGTATCATTAGCAACAACAACACTTGTACCGTCATCTGTAATGGAGCTATTTCCTAATGATTGAGCACCAGTCCATTTAGTCACAGTGTTTGCGGTACCTGAACCAGAAAATATATTTTGATTATCTATTTCTTGCCAAGCTGTACCATTGAATATAGCCCAGTCGCCTGTTTGCCAACTGTTATTTCCATCTAAGTTTGTGGTTCCTGGAGTTCCTACAATGTAATAATACCCTTGAACCCCTACTCCTGATGCTAAAGCTGGACTATTTGCATTTGCATCCCATGATCCTTGAAAATTTAATCCGGATGGTAATTGATCTATCCAGGTAACTCCGGTTACTGTAGAAGATAACACTTGGCCGTTTCCACCAGCGTTTCCACCTCCATCTTGTAATGTAGAGTTAATTCTAGCATTTTGTAAAAAAGTCATTGTCCCGTTTACAATAGCCGAATCTGTTACTGCATTACCAATATGAATCGTGCTTCCTTGTAAATATATGTCGTTGGCTACAATAACACTTGTGCCATCATCAGTTATAGAACTATCGCCAAGCGTGTTTCCGTCAGGAGTCCATTTAGCTAAAGTGTTTAAAGTACCCGCACCGTCAACATTGTTAACCCAATTTGTTCCTGTTCCTGTTGAAGATAAAACCTGTCCCGCCACACCTACGTCACCACTGCTATCAGCTATTGTGCCCGATGTGGAAAGATTTCCTGTTAAAGTAATGTTGCCTGTTAAATTTATGTTGTTAGTAGCAGTGTTTCCTGCAGCCAAAACCTCTGCAAGAGTGTCTGCTGGAATTATGTCAGCAATAGACTGCAACGTAAAGTTTACAGTCTCGTTGCTGTTGGATGTATCTGTGCCTATTACATAATCTCCTAGTTGCGCCGCAACTGTAGGGTAGGCTATTAAATTACTTATCTTCGCCATCTTCTGGTTTGTCTTTTATTTCGCCGCTCTCCAAATTAATAACTACGTTGTCACCGTATTCTTTAATTAACTCAGCTTCAAAAGACTTGAATTCAGATCTAAGACCATCTATAGCGACTAGCACTTGATGTTTTCTTACCTCTAAATCTCCTACTTGCTTGTGAAGATTGGCAAAATTTTGGTTTAATTCTTGAAGTTTACTTAAATGTTCTTCGCTTACTTTTTTTACTTGTTCACTCATTTTGATTGTATTTAATTATTATTTATCTTGTTTATTGTCTAGTTGTTCTTTTAATTCTTGAATAGCTTTTACTAACACTGGAATTAATTGTACCCATGAGGCCTGTAAATGTTCTGGATTAGAATCGTTAACTAATCTTAAAAATTCGTTATCTACACTCTGTAATTCTTGCGCCACAAATCCCACGTCTTTACTTCCATTTTTAGCACTAGTTACTACTTCAGTTTCTTTAGTTACTGGATCTACTACACGTGTTCTAGGTCTTTGGCTCCATGTCCATTGTCTTGGTTTTAACGACGTTACATACTCTAAACCATAAGAAATATCAACAACATCTGTTTTATCTCTTTCGTCGGATATTAACGTAATAGTGTTAACAGCACATCTCAGCGTTGTAATATTAGCATCTCCTAAAGTTATTTCATTAGAAACGGTTGCACTTGATGGCTGTGCATCATAACCGATAACTATATTATTACTTCCACTACTAGCGTCAAAAGTAAAACTACCTACATAAACATTTTGACTCCCCGTGGTGTCATATCCTGAACTAGTGCCTATAAATATATTATGATCTCCCGATAAGTTTACCCCTGTTTGATGTCCTAGGCAAGTGTTATTAGAACCGCTTGTAGAGTTGCCCATGGAAAAATACCCTAAAGCAGTGTTAGGACTAGATGTGGTAAGGGCTTTAGCCGCATCAGTTCCTATAGCCGTAAGGTTACTAGAAGTAAAAGCCGTCCCAGCGTTTTTTCCTATTAAAATATTGTTAAAGCTGGTGGTAATAGCTGCTCCTGCATTCGCCCCTATCGCTACGTTTCGATCTCCAGTGGTAATTAATTTTAAAGCTTCAAATCCAAATGCGGTGTTTTGCTCTGCACCTGCTTCAATTACTGACATTGCACTTGAACCAATACCTGTGTTTGCAGTACCTGTTTTTATTCCAACAGAAGCTAAATCTACGGCTGCCCAAGTAGGATTTGCTCCGCTCCCTTGGGATTGTAGAAATTGCCCAGCTGTACCAAGTGGTAGGTTAGTTATAGTGTTAGTATCTGTAAACACCGGTAGTGCATATTGTACACCTGAACCATCAATTGATCCGCCGGTTGCAGATACGGTATTAATAATGTCCTGCATAGTGTAGATTTCTCTACCGCTATTTGCTCTTGCAGATCCTAAATCTGAAGTAACTGTTGATGAAGTTAATGTATGAAATTTTTGTCCAACTGGAATAATAGCCATAATTTATTTTTTAAAATGTTATTTCTCTATAAATAATTGAAAACTTTACAGGAGAATCTCCTTGCGTTACTGTAACTCCAGCAGTTGATTGTATACTAATACTTGAATTAAATGAAGCTGTTGTATTTATTGATTTAAAATCTTGCAAAGCATCTGCTCCACTATTTAAAACTCCGAAGTTTAAACTAAAACCTGTAGAAGCCCCTTGTTTCCATTGAACAACTTGACCTAAAGCTCCTGCAAAATCATATACTACCGAATTGAAATCTACAAACATCATAGCTTCAACACTAGCATACATTTTATTGGCACCTGGTGCCGGAAGAATCTCAACTTCTCCACCTCCATTAAAAGTAAGCATCTGAGCAGCTGATAATGTTACTGTTGTCTGTTTTAAGTCTGTTCCACCAACTGTATCAATAACGTCTTGCATTGTATAGACTTCTCTTTGAGATTGAAGCTCTGAAGATCCTCTGTCAGTTGTGTCTACAGTAGATGATACTGTATGAAATTTCTGTCCGTTTGGTATTACTGCCATGATTTATTTATTTTTATATTACGTTAAACTTACCTCTCTGTACAAAAAGAAAAACTTTAGAGGAGAATCTCCTTGCGATACTGTTATTCCAGAAGTTGATTCTATACTAACACTTGTATTAACTGAAGGGTTTAACCCACCGCTACCTGATGCCAAATTATCCGCTGCTGCATTTAAATAATTGTTAGGTAAATTAGTTCCCGTATTAGCGCCTTGTTTTAATCGAACAATTTGACCTAAAGCTCCTGCAAAATTATATGCTACTGAATTAAAATCTAAAAACCGAACAACATTTTCCACTACTATTACTTTATTTGCACCTGGTGCCGGAATAAGCTGAATTTCTGCACCTCCATTTAAGCTGAGCAGTTGAGCCGCTGAGAGTGTCACTGTCAAATTTTTTAAATCTGTTGAACTGCTGCCTGCAGAAACAGTATCAATAACGTCTTGCATTGTATAGACTTCTCTTTGAGATTGAAATTCTGCTGATCCCCTATCAGTCGTATCCACGGTAGATGATACTGTATGTAATTTTTGTGAGTTAGGTATAATCGCCATAATTTATTTTTTAAAATGTTATTAAATATTTTACAAATATACTAATATTTTCCTTGTCTGCTTTTAGGGCTTGACTTGGTGCTACCGCCTTTTCCGGCCCATAATTTTTTACACGCCCAGTATCTAGCTGTTAGTTTTGACTTTGCTGTTCCGCATTTATGTCTAGCCCTGAAGCTTTTTCTTGCTGCTGCAGAATAGTTATGTCCATAACCTTTGGCTCCAAAGTGAATTAGTTTTTCTCTACCACCCTCACACGCTTTTACCATTTTCTTTTTACCTGGTCTTGTCGACGGCCTTACTTTATTGCAGGGCATGTTTTTTTTACTAGCCATATTATGCGTTTCTTACTCTTGCAGCTCTAGTATTAGAAACAAACTGACGTTTTTTGCCTTGTCTCTTTTTTTTCTTAGCTGTTGCTGCTAATTGTTTTTTACTTAATCTTCTTGCTTTCGCTAATGGCAAACATCTATCCGGGTTCTTTTTATTTTTAGACGTACCGCAAGGCCCCTTGATTTTACCATCAGTGCCAATACGAACCCATTTTTGTTTAACCCATTTTTTTAATTCCCCCATTATGCGCTTGTATTTCCCATGGCAGAGTTCTGTCATAGGTATTAATTTTACTACTTGGTATACGCTGTATTGGAGACGTGATGCTTTCTCTATAATAATAATTATTATGATCGAAATGAAGCAACCCCAATCTAATTTGGTCAAGGTGTACTTGCTCGTGCTTTACAGCTCTACGTTTATTTGCTGGCGTTGCATCTTTGTTAATTTCAATAACGCCGTTAGGATTTATTTGTCCTAAAACATTTTTAGACATTTTTTTTTCCACAACAATTCTATCCCCATTGGAGAACTCTTTATTGTGTCCGAAAACTTCATAAATGTTTTTTAAGCTAAAACCCATTACCTCTTTCTTCTACCACCCAATTTAGGTTGTTTATTTTTCATTATGTTTTCTTGAGCTTTTACAGGCAAAGCCTCAAACCCTTTATTTAATTTAGGATATTCCATAGACAATTTAGGCAATTTTTTACCCATTGCCAGTTTTACTTTTTGGATTGCATTAAGCATCGGTGGTCTCATCATGATTTCTAATTTTTAATTGTTATAAATATTTTTTTCTTAATTTTTTTCCTAGCTGCTGAATATTTTTAAGCTTTTTATTATCTGGTGAAGGGGTATAAAATTTATCTCTTTTTTTTCTACCCTCTGGCGAATCTTCAAAAGTTGGTAAATGATATGGATCATTTACGGGTAAACTCCTCAGACTATCGTTTTGTTTTTTCATTGCCGCTAAATATTCTTTTACATCTTTAGGTTTTTTGTAAAATAGTTTAGGTTTTTCTATAGCGCTTAATTTTAATTTTTTCATAATTTCACTGTTGTTGTTTATTTATTTTCTTTTTGTTTTCTTAGCATAATTAGGATCTTTACAATATTTACTTGCAGCCATGTTTGCGTATGCTGAAGGGTATCTATCGAATGTTCTTTTTGCCCAGGCAATTCCAGCTGGACATATTTTGTTTCCTTTTGTTCTTCCTTTTTTTGCCATTATCCTTGTCCTGTATATAATTTCTTATACAATTTACTACTTTTTAATTTACTAGTTTTAGTCTTAGCGTGTATGCCAGGTCTTTTTTTTCTAGCTTTCTTATACTCAATTGGATTTATTATTTTTCTTGCCATTACTTTTTAAATATACTCATTGCTTTTTCGCTCGACCTTCCTCCGAAATAGGCTAAGACGACCGCCATCATCACATTCTCAAATGTTGAATTCCAATTATCATGTATTGTAAATGGTATAGTTTCAACACTGTCTAATATTCCAGCAAATGAAAAAACTACTATACACCATATTAATACTAGTGGTCGTACATTTTTCGACATCCATGAATCAGACATCGAGTCTGCTTTCCACCTTGAAGTTATTGCTTCTATTTCTTTATTCTGCTGATCGAAGATTAATTGTTGTAATTTAATTTTATCGTCAGCCGGGGCTTCAGATTTAGTTATAGCCTCTATTGCTTCTTTTGGCGATGTAACCCCTTGTAATACATTTCCTAGTGTTGGATTAATTACAGAAGCTGCGCCAAATAAAAGCTGCCCAACAGTTGTGTCTTTGAATGGTTTTTTTGAGCTCATATTAATTTATTTTTTTATTACTATTACTACTGTTGTTACTTGATGGTCTAGCCAAGCTAGGACTCAATGAGGATCCTGTTCCTACATCAGCTGGTTTATTATATGTGCCTGTAGGTTTAGTGTTTGGTAATGTTACATTTGGTATATTAGGTACAGTTACCGCTGGCCTTGGCCTTGTATAATAATAATTACCCCAACCCCATGTTCCATAATAAGGAGATGGTCTCCAGTAACTATGATAGTAAGGATAAGTGTGGTAAATATTTTGATATACTCTAGGCCTTAGTGAGTTAACATCAAGCTGAATGGTATCACCTTCATGAGTAACTGCTAAAACTTTAATAGTGTTTTTAGGGGCGGGAGTGTACGATTTACAACCAGCCAATAACCAAAAAAACAAGACACATATTATCCCCTTAATTACTTTCATTTATATTACTTTATACTTTGTTTTACCATCCTCTTTATATGCCTTTAAGCATCTGTTTCTGTTTTCATCTTTGGAAACGTATGACACGTGAATCCAATTGGGATTCATATCCGTTCCAAACTCCCATATTAATTGGTCAAAATCTAAGTTTTCACGTATATACATAAACATCTCTGCGTTAGACTTATATCCATATACATCATCCAAATCCATTGCTTGACCTTTACAATGCTGGCTGGAACTTACCCCGCCAATAGCCTCATTCAAAGATGGCGACCTAAAAAAAGAATTTACTTTTATAGGCCCACCAGCCCAAGATCTTAAAGGCTCAAACACCATTTCCGCTACTGTTGCCATTGCGGCTATTTGAGTAGGATTTGGCGTGTTGTCAATTTTTTTTCTTTTAGCAGTATTTGAGTGTATAGCTTCTGCGTATGTTATGTGATCACTGATTCTATTCATAAATTTAATTTTAATATTATATAAAATACAGCTGGTATACTAGAGTAAATAAAATCCATAAACTCCGGATTTCCTTTACCCATCCACCAATCGTAAATAATTTCCTTTAATCCATACAAAGTTACGGAAAAAATAAATCCGTAAATTGAGAATAAATATATTAAAGGGAATGCTGTGACGCCACCCCAAAAGAAGTGCAACAGCTTATCATTAGGAATATTGTGCATTACAATCTAAAGTTAAGACCGATTGATGATTGATATATTTCAGAATCCCAAAACCTTGTGTACTCGCCTTCAACAAACACCCCAATGCTTTTTGATATTTTCCATCCAAATGAAATTCCGGCTTGCCAATCTTCCCATTGTTCTAATTCAGCGTTTTGTCTTAATCCCCCTAAACCCCAATTATTTCTATTTAAATAACTAAAATCTTCATCGCCTCTTACATATTTGTGATAGGGAAGCAGATAAGATCCAAAAGCATGAAGCCAAAAGTTACGCTTGTAATGATAGAAGTCAAAACCGACAATTGGGCTTACCACACCAAATGCATCTAAATCATCCCAAATTTCATGATTATATCTGTTCATGAGGTCAGCAAAAACCGTGTCTCTAAATTCTAAATCCGTATGGGCAACAACTTCTCCTTCAGGATTTATCCAGTACCAATCAGATATTTCATTTCCAAACTGATCTTCTTGAGTGTAATAAATATCATCATATCCATATTGAAAGCCTAATGTGTACCAAGGGTTAATAATCTGACCATCAGAATTAGTTTCGTTTAGCCATATTTCAACAGGATTATATCCGTATGGGCGCTCATGCGTACGAAAGATTGCGCCGGCTGATACACTAAATTTTTTACCAATTGGTAGTTTTGCTCTAACCTCTGCAGATTTATAGTTAAAATCCACCCTTCCTTGTTCGCGGCTTTCGAGCTTTACAACGTGATACTGCCCACTGTGTTTTAGAAAATATCTGTGGTTAGTAAACACCTCATCTCTTGATCTTTCTTTTTCAAAATGAAACGTATACTCCAATCCATTAACCGGTGAGTTTGTAGCGGACAGGCCAATGTTGTTTTCGGTTCCATCATAGTAATGCTTGCCTTTTATTTCATAATCGAATCTTGCAAGTTTGCGTATTCCAAAGCCATACCTGTAATCAAAGTCATAGTATTCTGTTCCGTCAACTACAACAGGCGCAGAATACAAATTACCATTAGGATTTGTTCTTACAAAATAATCTTTTGGGTTTTCCTTTGGATTGTCAATGTCACCCGCAATATATACAGTGCTATACTTAAATAGTTCTTTGTATATTTTTTTGAATAAGTTGTCTTTTTCTTGAGCGCTTACGTTTAATGTAGCGCATAGTACCAATAAAAATGTGATTAATTTTTTCATTCTTAAGTGTTTAAAATTTACTAGCTATAATTTCATCTATTTTTTCTTCTAATTGAGCTTTGGAGTCTTCAGGCAAAGTCAAAGAAATTCCTGATTCTATCCTAAAATATTCCTCGCCGTTATATAATAAAATTAAAGTGGGAATGTATTTGACATCATGATCGGTAAACATATCAGGGTTTTGAGACATATACAAAGTTTTAGTTTCGTATTTAAAACCCTTCATAGATATTTCTTTATCTTTTACAAAAGAAGCGCTAAACTGTATAACCTCTATATCAGTTTGAGCAAAACTTGCACATGTCAGGAAAAAGGCAATTATCGCACATCTCATCTTTGTTTACTAATTTGGTAGAGCCTTTCGTCTATTTTCTGAAGCTGATCTTTTACCTCTTGCACATCCTCATTCAATACGTCAGTTTTTTCTTCTATACGAAGAATGCTCGAGCGCACCAGCTCATCTTTATACTGAAATTCTACAGGGTTAACGCTGTTGTTTTTTAAGGCATTTATATCTTCTGTGTTAGCAGCTACACCGCTAGAGATAGTAAAATAAGTAGTGGCTATAGCTATGACACCCCCCATAATTATTCCTATTGTTTTTAGGTCTAATGTTACGTTTGTGTCTTCGCTAATTTTTTGAGCCATTTTACTTAGTATCTACATATTTATATTCGACGATTAAGTCGGGATGCCAAGTAGTTGTTGTTATGTATTTCATAAATGCAAATATAAGTAATTTTAACTTGGCAAATCTTCGTAATCGTCTGCATAATTAGCAGGCAAATAAGATTCCATAGAACTAATTTTATCTGCGCTTAACTCATTCTTGTAGAAGTCGTTAGATAAAACCCATTTAAAATGCTGTTTTATACCATCTAAATTTTCACCTGCTGCTGCTTGTGCTAACTGCTGATCAATCTGCCCTGCAATTACTGCTTTGTGTGAATTAGGAGTGTTATCTGATGTTATTGTGTTTTTATACATTTTTTTATTTTTAAATTATTAAGATGCTTTTAACGCATCAACTTCTACTTTTAATTCTTTTACTTCTGCGGATAAATCTTGTATTGCTTTAACAAGTACGGGTATTAGCCTACCATATGTAGCTTCTAATTTATTTGGATCTGCATCATAAACTAAATTTAAGTATTCATCATCTACTGATTGTAATTCTTGAGCAATAAACCCGATGTCTTTTTTACCTTTATTAGCACTAAAAAATTCATTACCATCTCCATCAGTTTCTGCTCTGTTGTCCCACACAAATTTTCTCGGCTGTAAAGAATTTACAAAATCTAATCCGTAAGGTAATGTTTCAATATCTGTTTTATCTCTTTCATCAGATATAGCGGTAATAGAAGTAACTTGCGCTCTTATAGTTCCAATAGACGTGTTACCTAGTGTTATTTGATTATCCCCGCTACAAGCAGCATTATATCCAAAGCTGTTTTGATTTGATGCGCTAGTAGCACTTCCTTTGGCTTGATAGCCAACCATAGTATTAAAATTACCCGTTGTAACTGTGGCACTTGTACCACCGCCTCCATTTCCTGCGCCATAACCTACAAATGTATTATAAATACCGGTAGTTAAAGCTCCAGCAGATGTACTACCTACACCTACATTTCTACCATCACCACTCGTATTATTAAAGACTATACCAGATTGATAACCAATAAATGTATTATCTGGACTTTCGGTAATTGATTCTCCCGCCTCATAACCTATAAGTGTATTGTTGTCAGCTGTAGTGGTAGCTGCACCTGAATTTGCACCAACCGCAACATTAAAATCTCCTGTTGTAATTTGATACATTGATATTCGACCAATAGCAGTATTATAAGATGCTGAAGAACCACCTGAAGTTCCGCCTTGTAAAGCTCTTGCGCCGACTGCTGTATTATAAGCTGATGAAATATATCTACCTGCTTCATCTCCAACAAATACTGTTTCTTGTTTTGCTGAGCCATTGCTACCACCTGCAAGTCTCCCTACAAGTACCGCACCATCACCGATTTCAAATTCGTAACCTGCTTGATAGCCTATAGCGGTAACACCACCAGCAACCATACTAGCATCTGCACCAGCTTGATACCCAATAAGTGTATTCCGCCACGCAGTAGTTACTCCATATCCAGCTTGATAACCTAAATAAGTAGAACCTGTAGCGGTAGTATGTGAATAACCAGCCTCATAACCGATTGCAACAGTTCCTATTGATTGAACAGTTTTACCCGCTTCTTTACCTATAACTACAATATCATCAGCGGCACTAGTTGCGGTTAACCCGGCTTGGTAACCAATTGCCACACTATCATTTATATCAGCGACAAAAGTGTTAAATGATTTATAGCCTATACCAACATTCCTATCACCTCTTAAATAACCTGAATCACTACCTATATAAACATTAAAGTTGTTATTATTATTATAAAGTCCTGATTGATAACCAATAATAACATTGTCCGCACATATTGTAGATCCAGAGCCTGCGCTTTTTCCTATGTATGTACATTTCTCTATAACTGAACCTGTAAGACCGGAGGCAATACCAACAAGCGTATTATTACCACCAGTGGTTATAGCGTTACCAGCATTCAAACCGATAACTAAATTAGCATTTGGGCTACCACTTAAGCTAGCTGGAATATTTGCAAGATATACTGAAGTAGCACTAGTATCAACTAAACAGTCTGAAAGACCATTTAAATCAGTAGCACCTCCGCCGCCGCCGGCTTGCCAAGCAACTCCGCTACCGGTAGAGGTTAATACATCACCACTTGATCCTTGCGCTCCTGCTATTGTTAAATTGTCTGTATCTGTTGTCCCTGTTACATCTATTCCTGTGCTTGTAGTTTGAAACTTTTTACTTCCATTATGATATATAGAAACAGCAGAACCTGAAAGAGCTTCTAAAAAAGTGCTAGTCCCATTTCCATTTTTTAACCTTAAATTAGTTCCTTGCAGTTTTAAATCTCCTGTTCCGGTATCTTGAACATAGGAATCGCTACCATCGTGATATATTTGTAAATCACCAGAGCCACCAAACATTGCTTTTACATTATCAGCAAATATAGCGTCTTTTTGAAAGTTTACATTTGTTTGTGAACCATCTAAATAAAAATATGTTGTTAATCCTCCTGAACCATCATCACATCTAAATAAAATATCTTTATCATCAGCATTGTTTTGTATTTGTAAATCTCCTGTAAAGTTTTGTATAAAACTATTATCAGGGCTATGTACTAATCTTAAATCATCAGAACTACCAATATTTAATTGTACATCATCTGCTAATCTTATATTTTGAGAAAATAAAGTTCTTGTACCACTACCATCAATAGTAATATATGTAGCTGTTCCACCACCTCCATCATCACACAAAAACTTAATATCTCTGTCATCAACAAAGTTTTGTATTAATATATCTCCTGTATCATTTTCTATTCTAAAATCACTACCATTATGATAAATATTTCCATCTCCACTATCACCAAACTGCGCTTTTACACCATCTTGGTGTTCTGTGTTTTTATTAAAATTAACTTTTTCATCACTACCGTCTAAAAAGAAATACGTAGCTGTTCCACCAGAACCATCATCAGCCTTAAATCTCATGTCTCCATCATTAAGATGCTGTGTAAAGTTCATTTCACCAGTATAATTTTCTATATACGCTTGGCTACCATTATGGAATACTTCCATATCTGAACCTGTACCAAATAAAGCTTTTACACCATCATTAAAAATAACATTACCAGTCATAGTACCACCGGCTAGAGGTAGGTATGCACCGAGAGATGCGGAGATAAAATCTGATGGGGTAATTTGAACATTATCAGCCCCTTTATATCCAACGATATAATCTACATCGCTTTGAATTGTTTTTACTACAAATTGTGAAAATTTTATTGCCATCTTATTCTGTTATTAAATCGTTACTAGCCGCTTCATCAACCATTTGAACCATAACCTCTGATACAATCTCGTCACTTCCTGGGGGAGGAAAGCCTGCCGGGATATTTCTTCCAATATAGTTACCTATGCAAATTTGTATAGGCATCTTACCAGAGTGCTAATATGTTAGAAGCAGAAGTTCCGGTACTATACACTCTTTTAACTTGAACCGGAATAAATGCTCCGGTGTTAATCCCCACGAATGTCACGGTGTCTCCACCTACGGTTAATACTCTAATATCACCTGCTGTTCCAACATATAATACACAGCCAAAGTTTTTTCCTGTAGCAGTTGAAACTGAAGGAATATCTATCGTGTCACTTGGTGTGACCGCTGCCGCTCTATATGCTTGTAGTTTTTGATACGCCATTTTTTATTTATTTATATTATTTATAAGGATGTATTCTGTTCAGAGTGTCGCGTCTTTCTTCACAACCACAAGGTTTGCCTGTAACTTTTTCATAAGCTTTCGCAACCTTGTCGGCACCAATTAATTTAGCTGCCTTGTAAACAGTATCACCTAATCCTCTTGATCTCATTATTTACACTTACACATTTCGTTAGGGCAACTATCAACATTTACTGTTAATTTTACCATTAGGGCGTTCCAACTACATAGTAGTTTACACCACATTAGCTGAATCCACATTCCTAATTTTACAAATAATTTACCCATAACTATTTTCTTTTTCTAAGTTTCTTTAATGTCATAGCAAAATTATATGCCTTTGAGCCTTTCGGGCATGACTTGCTACCTAATTTTTTTCCCGAACATTTTCCTAATGTTCCTTTTTTCTTTGCTCTAGCAAAAGCCTTTTGAATAAATCCTCCAGCCATTACTTTTTAATTAAAGAAGATAAATGTCCTTTTACATTGTGTACGTGAGCCGGGTGGTGATGTCTGTAAGACATTCCTTTGTCTGCTCCATACGCGTGTCCGTACATTTTTTTAGACATTGCTTTACTCTCGTCTCTACGATCTTTCATTGATTGAGAGTGTGGCCCTTTGTGTCTTCCTCCTAGTGACTCGTCAAGTCTATCGTTGTAACCTTGTTTCATTTTTAAGATTTTAAAATTATTAATATCTTTACAAAGATAACAATTATTTTATGGATGATTTTTTACAAACATACGACGACGGAATGTGTGTGGGGTATGCTTTGTTAATAGGTCAACATACAATAGAAGACGTGGCTTTTTTCCTAGATGGAGTTATATTACCTTTCGATCCTACCGAAAAATATATTGATGTAGAAGATATTGATCATATGATTAGTTATTTTGAAGAAAAAGAAGAATATGAAAAATGCGCGTTCTTAAAAAATTTTAAATCTAATATAAATCTTGACAACTATTAAATCAACAATCAGAAACAACTACGATAGAAAAGAGCCAACAAACGATTATTTAAAATACTGGAGGGTAATTCGATATTGGGTAAAAGCAAAATACGGATTAACAACTCCAGATCTTGAGATGTTATTATTCCTTTATAGCGAACAGCTATTTAAAAAAACCGACTTCAAGGAGTATGAAGAACTAATGTCTTGGGATGTTAATAGGTTTGACAGAATGCTGAGAGATGGTTGGATACATGTATGGAGAAAGCGCAGTGGGAAACAAGCGACACTATATGAGCTCACTTACAAAACGAGACGTATCATAGATACTATCTACAAAAAACTGAACGGAGAAGAGATTTCTGAGCGAAACCCTTTGTTCAATAAAAATGTGTCATACACCGACAAGGTGTATAGGAATGCAATAAAAAAAATAAACGAAGCTACAAAACAACTACAACATCACGCTCCTGAATAATTGTGAGCTGTTCATCTTGTAGTAATATTTTATGTCCTGCTGCTTTGTCATAGTATATAGAGTCGTTTTCTTTAATCACCTCTGCATTGTTACCTACTTTCAACACTAATCCTTTCTTGTACCTATAGGTGTCAACGTCCTGCGATGATAATAGAAGTCCTGAATCAGTCTTGTGTTCTTCTACTATTTCTCTAACAACAATATATTTATTTACTGGATACATATTTCTTTTCTTTATCGTAAACAATAAATCCGTTTTCTTCCAAAAGCTTTATTGCTTCTTCTAGCTTTTTATTATTTGCTCTAAAAGACTCAAATATTTCGTTATAAATTGGCATATTCTTGGTTTTAAGTTATTATTTACTATCGTATGTTCTAGCCAGAGTTACGATAGCGTTCGTACTAAGTATGGTTGTTGCAACAGAAACTGCATTGATCAAGGCATTTTTTGTTACCTTTAGTGGATCAATCACTCCCAACTTATACATATCACCAAATTTTTGATTCTTTACATCATAACCTTTTTTATCATCAAGAATATGTAAAGTAATACTTTCATCTTCCTCACCTGCGTTTAACAATATCTGTTTGCATGGAACTGCTAATGCGTCTTTTAATATTTGAAGTGCAACTTTTTCCTCTGCATTTTCAACATCTTCATTAATTTCCTTAGATATTCTAAGTAGTGGCACTCCTCCGCCTGCTACAATTCCTTCTTCAAGTGCAGATCTTACTGCACATACCGCGTCATCGACGCGGTCAAATTTTTCTTTTTGTTCAACATCTGAATTACCGCCGACGTATATCACTCCGATTCCTCCGCTGAGGCTAGCGATACGTTGAAGTATAAAATCTTTCTCCGATTTTATTTTCGTATTCTTATGTTGCTCCCAAAGTTCATCAACTCTTTGTGGTATCTCTTCAATCTCTTTATCATCTCTTATAATGATCGTACTGTCTCTACCAACAATTACTTTGGCTGCGTGCCCAAGATCCTCCGTGGAAATCAATGACAGATCATCACCGGTTTTCTCACTGAAATACTTGGCACCAACCGCTAGTGCTATGTCGCTCATCAACTCATGTTGTTTGTAACCAAACTGAGGTGGCATGATATTACATATCTTAAGGCCATTACGAACGACATTTGCAGCTAGGGTATTGACGACATTGTTATGGCAATTTCCAATTATCAGCAGTTTGTCGCCGTTACTGATAATAGGTTTCAAAACCTTCTCAATACTGAGAATGTTATTTATCTCCTGATCAACTACAAGTATCTTTACGTTTTCAAGCACACACTCGTCTTTCTTTTGATTGTTCACAAATAAGTTCGATGTATATCCTCTTTCAACGCGTATCCCCTTTGTAACCTCACTATATGTATTATGACTCTGTGAGTTCTCAACCGTGACTAGTCCGTCTTGCCCTACTTTATTATAGGTATCGTATATTATTTTCCCAATCTCTTTGTCATTGTTCGACGATATAGTCGCAACGTCCAACAATCTTTTCTTGGATAATTTTTTCGCTTGTTTCTCCAGCTTTTTTATTACGTGTGAAGTGTGTTTATTGATTTCACGTATCACAACCGTCGGATTTACCGACTTATTTAGGTATTTTTCACCCGCTTCAACTAACGCTTCCGTCAATACTATGGCGGTAGTTGTACCGTCTCCGGCTGACGTGGCTGTACGGTCTGCAGCTTCCTTCATCATCTTCACCGCTAAGTTCTCCACAGGATCTAACAAGTCAATTGACTTGGCAACCGTAACTCCGTCCTTAGTTACTGTGATTCCGTGTGTATGTGTGCGTGATTCTATTAAGACTGTCTGCCCTCTAGGGCCAAGAGTTGACTTAACCGCTCTTGATATTTTAGCGATTCCGCTTATGAGTTTGTTTCTGCCCTCAGAGTCAAAGTGTAACTCCCTTGGCGTGTATCCTTGTTCCATAACAATAAATTAAATTTGATTATATACAAATATATACAATTACTTTCAAATTAAAAAGTGTCACAGTGTCAAGTTTCACTCCCTATCTTTCTTTTTATTTTTTTTTCTATTTATATTATTTTTTTTTTACTAGAAACTGAGGTTAAAGTCGACACTTCGACACTAATTAATATAACTTATTAGTAATCAAGTAGTTAGAGAGTGTCAAGGCTAAAAAAAGTTGACACCAAGTCGACACGAATTGAAAAAGTCGACACGAATCACTATAGTTTACGCAAAAATTTTACATGTGTTTTCTCGAAAAAAAAAGAGCAGCTACTTTTTTCACTACTCTTTTTCCAAAACTCAACTAACTTGGGAAAGTATTTTACATACCGAAATAACTTCGGCCTTCTTCACGCATTTTAGCTCTTTCGATACCGTCTGCGATCATGTCAATCTTGTATTGCTTCTTCATTTGTTGTCTATATAGAGAAGCTTGTTCTATTCCAGACATACCGTCCGGTCTCATGTTGATTAGTCTTCCGTTTTTAATTGTTAATCCGTCCATAACGTATTTATTTATTGTAAAGATACGAAAAAATATTAGATATGTGGAGGTAACGGGTTATATATATATTACAGCATGTGCAGTCCAAAATTAAAACCGATTTTTTTTAGCCGTTTTGCCTCTAAAAATTAATTTTTTTGTGGATTTTTTAGCTTTTTTCTAGGGGGTAGGGGTTGCCTCTGTTGGTTTCCCTCGTTCCTGTGGGGGTTTCCCCTCGTTACGTTCTACGTTCTGCAAAGTTTCCGACTTTGTGCGCTCTTGCCCTTCCCTCGCGTTACACCCCCCACCAAAACCAAAAGCATAAACAAAATTGGGGGTAAAACAAAACTTTTTTTAATCTGTTAAATGCATTTTATTTGCATTTTATTTGCATACTAAATAAATATAACTTAGTTTTGTCAGCAACAATTAAACCCTCAAAAGAGGTTGAAAAATGAGAGAGGGCAAAAAGTATAAACCGACAGCAGACAGAACAGATTGGTTTTAACCCTCTCAATAATAACAATTAAAATTTATTAAAATGAAAAAAATTTATTTACCGCTTTTAAAAGAGCAAAAACAAAGAGGGGTTTATTTTTCCTCTACTTTATCGCCTCATAGGTTTGAATCTTCAGAAACTACAAGGCACGAAATAACAAACAAAGAGTATAAAGAAGATTACAAAAAGGCAGAAGAAAAAGAAAGAAGATTAAAAGATGATAGCTTTTTTAATAACTCACATTTTAAATTTAATATAATAAGATCATGAAAAATCAATTTACAAATCAAATGAGAAAAGCAATTTTAAAAAAGTATAAAAATGTTTCAGTTGAATCATTGAAAGCAATGCTAGAAAGAGTTAAAATGATGTTAGATGTAAAATATTATGCAATCAATTCTAAAGACGAACTTGAAGAAATGCACAATCAATTACTATTATTATTAAGCTTTAAATATAGCGACAGAATTGGAAGAAGATAAATAACAAAAACAATTAAAATTTATTATTATGATTACTAAACACATTCAACAACTTGCCGAACAAATAAACAAGGCAAGAACTAAAGATTTTAAAAAACGAGGTATTTATTCTGATACTGATGAGCAGTACAAGGAGGACAATATCAATTATTATGCTAACGAATTAACTCGCATTAAAAACGCATTAATTAAGGGGAATTATTACACAGGCGTTTTAAGTGTTTCGCGTTCTGGAATGAGTAGAAATATAAAACTTGCCTACACTTATAAAAATAAACTACGCGTAATAAGAGATAAATATATTTTATCCCTTGCGGGAGTTTCTGAAAATGGGCGCATTGGCGGTTGTGGAATGGATATGCTATTTCACGCTCAATATACGCTCTTTAATAACTTACACAGAAGTTATAAAGAGGCGAATTACTCTAAAAGATTAAAAGAATATAATAACCTTTAAAATTAAATCAATATGAAAACTCGACAACTTTTAAACGGAATTATTAACGGATTTTTAATCGCTCTTGCTTCACTTGTTGTGTTTACTTGGCTTTTACTAGTTCATCATTTATTAACCAATTTAACTGCTTCAGACATAGCCTTAATGTTCTAAATGATAAAATGGTTTTCTGGGGGGTTCGACTCCCCCCTTATCAACTAACTTTAAAACAATTAAATTATGTATTTAAAAAAACCAACAAAAAAAGAATTACAGGAAGATGTAATTTATTATGAACATTTTTACAACTATGTAAGAGATAACCATTATTCAATTTATTGTAATGCAGTTGAATATGCAATCCAAAAAATTAAAAATCAAAATAGATAACTATATGAACAATAAACTTATGATTAAAGGTAAAACTCTTTTAAGTATTCATCTTAATAGAATTAAAAAATTTGAAGAGTGGTTAAAAGGTGGGAATGTCCATAAAACAAAAGATGGATATTATACCACACAAGATTCTCAATATACCAATAGAATTAAAACCAAAAAAGAATTATATAACTACTATAAAAAAGAATTTAATAATTAAATACAATAGATATGAAAGAAAATTTAAGTAAATTAAAAAAATCTGCTCTAATAGATAGAGTAGATGATGCCTTTAACTATTTCAATGGCTTTCGTTTAGAAGAATTAAAAGAAGATGATCAATATTATATAAATGCCTTGATGTTTTATATAGAAAAATTAGAGTCAAATAGTAAAAATAAAAACGAAGTAGATAAAAATATAATCAAAAATATTATTGTCTTTTTAGAAGAAAATGAACAATATGGGGATAATTGGAAAAATGAGATAAAAGTGTTAAATAAAATATTAACTAAAACTAAATAATTATGGAAAAAGAAAATTTTTTAGAAATCATTGTTACCTACCATGATGATAGGGAACAAGATTTTGTCAGATTCTCAACACACAATATTAATTATGATATGAGTTTATCAAATTGGCTACTAACAAATCTACATGCAATAATACCACCTTATGAATATGGTGATGTATGTAAATTCTCTTGTTGGTTGTGTTGTGATAGAGCAAAAGAAAAAGATCTATTCGTTCAAGATCTAATTCAAACAAACGGAAAATATTATTTAAACAAATAACTATGAGAAGATTTTTAGGAGTAGAACAAAAGAAAAGGCAAAGAGAATTATTAAAAATTAATGATTATGTGCTTTACGATAGGGCAAACAATACTTGTTATAAATGGAGTAATGGCGATATAGTTTTGTTTGCAGATAAAAATGAGGCAATAGAGGATTGTTATGGAAACGAAGAAGTAGTGCAAGTAAATGATTTGCCTTACGAATTAAAACAAATAATAATAAATCAGATAACTAAATAACTATGAAAGTAAAAGATTATCTACCAAAAGTAAAAGCAAATAGATATACTTATTACAATTTGGATAAGGAAACAATTCAATATTTTAAAAATAAGTATAACTATTTGAAAAAACATAAAGAAAAAGAAGTTTCTAATTGTTTTCAATCGAATGATTTATTAAAATGTAGTGTCAATTATTGGTTAAATAATAAAAACTACAAGGATTACTATATTGATTATGTAAAAAAATATAAAGCTATGGAAATAATAAGTCAATTAATAAAACATTAACTAAAAACTAAATAACTATGGAAGTAAATAAAACGAAAACATATTGGATAGAAAAAATAGAATATCCAGAGGTACATTGTATTCCTTATGGGAATTATGATGATAAAGAAGATGCATTACAAGGATTTATGGATTGTGTAGAAAGCGTAAAAGAGGATAAAACTACTTGTGTTGCTTTATATGAAGTTGAAGATGATTATGACACAAGAATAAGATTTTATGATGAGGGAAAAATAACAAATGAGGAGGAGGTATATGATTGTGAACAAACAGATATATGTATAATGTGTGGAAATGATTTTGTAATTGGGGAAACAGGAAATGAGTTAGGATTTTGTTGCTCTTGCTCATCAAACAAAAACTTTCCTTATGATTTAAATAAATATTATGAAGATTATGATAATGGAAAAGTAATTTTCAAAGGATTTGAAACTATGGATAGAGGAATATTAGAACATTATAAAAATAAATAACTATGAAAGTAAAAGAATTAATAAAACAATTAAAACAATTTAATAACAATGATGTAGTATGTGTTGAGGTTTTTGATATGACTGCTTATGAGGATTTATACGAATTTCATATTGATTGTGTAGCAATAAACCCAACTCAAAACGAAATAAGATTATCAATAACTAAAAATTAAATAACTATGGAAAAATATATAAAAGAAACAAAAGATGCTTTAAAATGGTTTGAAATGAACGACATAATAGCATGGGCGGATAGCGATCAAACAAGTGTATATGTTGAAGTGAATGATGACACTCATGTTTTAGTGAGCGGTAGTGAGGTTTCCTATCGAGCAGATTTATACAGAGAACATTATAAATAAATAATAAAAAACTTGCAAATTAAATACAAAAGTATTACATTTAAAATTCAAAACTTAAAACTATGGAAAAACAAAAAACTTATCAATGTATAGAACACAACGAAATATTCTACATTCACGCACACAATTTAGATGAAGCAAAAGAATATGCCTCGTGGTATGGCGGAAGTGTAATTAAAGAAATCAAATAACTATGGATTTAAATTCTATGAAAAAATATTGTATGCAAGTTGATATGGCTTGTGAAGTAGGAACAGAAAAAGAAATTGAATGTTACTATGAAGATATTGCATTTGAAAAACTACTACATATATATATACAATACAACGGACTTAAATGCTATCAACAAGAAGAACCAGAAGATTATAAAAATTTCTACTCGATAGATTTAATTACATTATTAAAAATTTTAACCAAAACTAAATAACTATGGGACTAGATATGTACTTAACTAAAAAGATTTATATAAAAAATTGGGAACACACCTCAAAAGAATATAGATCTAAACTATCACTTAAAATAGGTGGTAAAAAAATTGACACAAAAAAAGCAAAGCATGTAGAATTAGAGGTGGCGTATTGGCGCAATGCAAATATGATTCATCAATGGTTTATTGAAAATGTGCAAGAGGGCGTTGATAATTGCGCGCAATACTATGTAGATTATCAGCAACTTGTCGAACTATATAAAATATGTGTTGGAGTAAAAGAATTGTTTGAACAATATGGGGCTTCAGAAGAATTTGAAAAACTAGCTAAAGAAGTTTTACCTAACTTCTTCATTTCCGTATCAATCCTCAACTATGAATATGCAGAGGAATATATGACTGACATTGAAAGCACTATTGAGCAGTTAAAAGATTTAAGTAAAGATGAAGAATATTATTATCAGTCAAGCTGGTAGTATAAAACCGAACAACTATGGGAAACACAAACTTAATTATAGGCGACTTTTTTTTCTGTGATATTGAGTATCAGAAATATGATGAAAACGGAATACCGCATGGGTGGAAAACTCAAAAAGAAATTAAAGAAGAAATTAGATCTAAATATTTAAAATTTAAACAAAACAACCTATGAAAGATATTAAAAAATATTCTGTATGGGTGGGCGGTACAGAAGTAAACGATTATCTGCTCACTCATAAGAAAGCAAAAAATTTAGCTTTTGAGTACAAAGTAAACGGATATGATGATGTATCTGTTCAAGAAATTAAAATATTATTGTGATTTTCATGATAAGTTTAGTTTAATTGTTAATTGAGATAAGGAGTTGTTGTTCGGCTAAATCAACAACGTAATAAGATTCTGTTTGGCGTGTTTCTTTCTCTAAATCTCTTAAAACCCAACAACCTATGAGAACATTTGAAATATATACCTTTAAAGAAAGAGAATTTATAATTGACACTCTAAAAAAATTTTTTAACGAAGAAAGTGATACCAATCTTGATCAATTATGGGCTTTAATACATTGGCACGATATATTAGAAGAAGAAGAATTGGAAAGATTAGAAAAAATATTTGAAAATGTAAAAGAAATAACAATAAATTCTTTACATAAATTTGAATTACATAAAATTAAAAAAACCCAACAACCATGAATAAAATAGATAACGAAACATTTAAACAAGTAGTAACCGAAGTCGCTTGTCAAATAACGACAGAAAGGTTTGGGGAAAATACTTGGATAGCCAAACAAGATGATCAGGCGGTACTTGAATATTTTGAATATTCGCCTGAAGCACAAGAATATTTCAACAATAAATATGATGAAATAGAACACTTATTAATAACCGATTTAAATTTAAAAATAAAATGGTCGTAGTATATTTTGAAACACCCAATCTTTCTTCTGATTCATATTATAGTGAAAAGGTGGCAACATTTGAAGATGAAGAAGTGTATTTACAATGTTTAGATGTATTAAAAGAAGTGGCTAAAGAACACTCATTAATAGTAACAGAATCAATAATTTAAAATAAATAAAATGAAAGTAAAAATTCAACAACGAAGTGTGTATCATAAATTTGCAGAGATAGAAATTGATGTGCCAGATACACTAACAACAGAAACAATACACGATTACCTAGACACAAGACAAGATATTGACACCAAGATAGATGAAGCAATGCTGAAAGCAGAGATAGAATATGGATTTGGAATAGAATGTAATAACGGAATGGAAGAATATGGATCAGAATCTGAATGGCGATTTGAATGTGAGGATCTAAAAACGGGGGGGCATTTATAATGGAAAACTATATGAGTAAATCAAAGGGGCAATGCCCCGTATGTAAAAGCCATGACATAAATTATGATACCTTTGTGTTTGAGGGCGATTACGGATATTACCCGTATGAGTGCAATGATTGTGGCAACAGAGGAAAAGAATATTATTCATTTGTGTATGATATAACAAGTACAAGAATTACTGATGAACATGCACAACAAATTTTAAAAACAAACCAATGACAAGTAAAGAAGATTTAATGCAACAATACAGACAAATGATTGAGGCATTGCAAACAGAGAACAAAAACTTAAAGCAACGATTAGATTGGTACAATGATTTCGTTGACTATGTACAACAACAATCGACCAACATATATAATGAAGCGTGTGTTCATGCGGATTATATGGAAGAAACGATACAAGATGAAATGCAAGATGAGAAAGCTGATTGATAACTTTGGGGATTTCTGGATAGTTCAAGAAGGTGAAATAAAACTTTATGACTATGCTTTTAATCACGACACTGGTGATGTCGTTGTTGTAGAGTATGATGACAACGAAGAACTTGATTTATATTATTATAACGAAACTCACACTAAAGTAAAATTATATGAAAAAAATAATACAGACATTACAACAGACACTGGACTTTGTTGATACAAAAGACAGAAACAAACTGCAAAGAATTATTAGAGATCTAAAAACAATCCGAATCAGAACAGAGAGAAAGGTTGAAAGACAAAAGGACACGATTGGTTGTGCGATTAGTTTTTTTGGAATTTTAATCTTAATTTTATTAACGATGATATATAAATTATGGACTACGATAGTTGGTTAGTGTGGCAAGAGCATGAATATAGAGGGTGGAATGATCCCGACTATACATGTATGCATTGTGAAAAACCTATTGCCAAAGAAGGTTACTGCTCTGATGATTGCTTTCGAGCAGATTTAATGTAAAATTTATTTTGAACTATTGCAAAATTTTTGTATTTTGCTTGACTAAAATTTAATTTAATGAAAAGAAAAATATTTGATAAGTATGTCGAAGTAGTGGAAGATGTACTTGAAATTTCCAAAGATGACATTTTTACTAAAACTCGAAAGAGAGAGAATGTTGAAGCACGAGATTTATTGTTTTATTTATGCGCTCAAAGAAACATGAGGGGTAACTTTATTCTTGAAAGGTGTAAAGAAAATGGACTTGAACTTGATGATAGTCAGATCACTAGAGGTAAAGCAAAAGTCGAGGACTTAATCAATACAGATCCTGACTGGAAACAACTAATCAACAAGATTATAAATGACTAGAGAAGAGGTTTGGAAACAAGCGCAAAAACAACATGGAGTAGCATCTTTGTTTGATAAGGAGTGTGATTCATATATATATAAAGGTGTAAAGATTATGAAATGCAATGGTGTGTTTAGGATTTTTAATACCAAAATGAAAGGCGATTTTTATCAAGAGATTACAGAAGATCAATACAAAATGTTTGAAGAACATGGGTTTGAATATGGAGTATATAATGTAATGACTGACAATCTGCAAAATAGTTTGGACAGGATAGCAAATAAAATTCAACTAGAAATAAACATAAGAAACAATACTAGGCATTACAATTCATTGAAAGACATGAGGGGTAAAGTTTTAAAAAAGTTTCTTGAAGCAAAAAATTATAAAGAAAAATTAATTAATAATGGGAAAAATGAAATCAACATTTAAAGAGCTTGCATCTATTGACATACGTGATAAGGTGCAAAAGAAAACACAATTTGATTATTTATCTTGGGCTTATGCTTGGGCAATAGTCAAAGACAAATATCCTGATTCTGTTAGAACAGTTTACGAAAGTGAACACACAGGTTTAAATTATTTTACTGATGGCAAAACAGGATATGTAAAAGTTGGTGTTACAATCAACGGATTAGAGCATATAGATTATCTGCCTATTTATACAAACAAAAATGAATCACTTACTATTGATCGTATCAGTTCAAAACATGTCCAAAAAGCTATTCAAAGAAGCACAGTTAAGGCAATAGCAATGCATGGATTGGGGCTTTCATTGTGGGCTGGAGAAGATTTGGTAGATGTAAGCGAAAAGGTAATCGAGCCTGTTGTTATAGAAAAAATAGAAGATGCCTACATATATGGATCTGCAAAATTTCAAAACACACTTGATGTTTATAGAAAAAATTTAGGTCATAGTGTTGAAGCTGTATTAAAATCAGTAAAAAACAAACACAATCCTGATCCAAAAACATTACAAAAACTAAAAGAAGAACTCAACAAAATAAAAGATGAACAAGAAAAAACTAAAGGAAATACAAAGTCTGTTAAGCAAACTAGAAAATAGTACGGACTGGATAATGCAATCAAATATTAATCTAATACTTAATTCAAATGAGCGAAAAAGAAATACTTGAAAGATTAAATAATGATGAGGATTACTATGGGGAATATGGTAAACAATTTTTATCTCAATCCAAAATTGACACTATAATAAATGCTCCTTACGATTTTTATAATGATGAGGTTTACGATCATTTAAGTATTGCAAATTTAGAATTTGGTACTTACTTTCATGCATTGATGTTAGAGCCATATAAGGCAGAGCTTTATGATTTTATTGATGTTAAGTCAAGAAGAACAAATAAATTTAAAGAGGCTTGGAAAGAAAACAAAATGGTTCTTACGGTAGAGGAACACCAACTCGCAATGGAGTTGGCAAATATAATGCAAAGCAATGATGAGTTTGCTCCATATATATATGATGATCTAAACACATATGAAACTCCTGGCCTAATTAAAATTCAAAATACTATTTGGAAAGGAAAAGCTGATGTTGTAACACCACATTCTGTAATTGACATAAAGACAAGTAGTAACATACAAAGGTTTGAATATAGTTTTAAGGACTACTATTACTCTTGTCAAGCTTGGCTGTATGAAAAAATGTTTGGAAAGCCAGTGGTATTTTTTGTGGCTTGTAAAAAAACAAAAGTGTTAGGCAAATATCAAGTTACTTCGGACTGGGCAAAACAACATGGCGAAGATAATGTGTTGAAGGCAATAGAATATTATAATAAATATATCATAGGCGATGAACAATTCTATGTTGAAAAAGATTTATAATTGGTTTATTAAAACCAAAGAATTTGAATTGTGGGTTAAAGTTCCAATGACTTGCAAATCAAAAGAAGATAAGACTGAAATTATCTTGAACTTAATAGATTTATTGGAGCGAAACATAAAAGTAAAACCATGAGTAATTACGTACACAAAGAAGGAAAGGGGAGTTTGTTTGTGAATGAAAACAGAACAGACGAAAACAACCAACCTCATTACACTGGCGGATGTAAAGATCCAAACGGGGTTGATTGGAAAATTTCTGCTTGGGTTAATAAATCAAAGGACGGAAAGAAAAGTTATTTAAGTATGAACTTTGAAACACCTAAAGCAAAAGAAGAAACTACGAGTGTAGGCACACAGGAAGATGATTTATCAATCAACTTCTAAAATTTAGTTAACAGAGAATGGGTGCGAAAGTTTAAGATTGCACTTCTATCAGCACCCTATCTCTTTTTAATTTACATTAACAATTGAATCAAAAAGAAATTACAATATTTAAAAATATAAAGGACACCTCAACTCCTTTTTACCGACCACTATCTTTTATTCTTCAACGTATAGAGGCGGGTAAGTCAAAAGAATTGATTCAAAAGATTCGTAAAGAAAAAGACAAAACAAAAAGAAATTTATTAAAACAAGAACTGCCAGCCATTTGTTTTTCTGGCAAGTTTCAAAAAAGAAATGATGATTCGTTGGTTGAGTACAGCGGTATCATATGCTTGGACTTTGACGGATTCAAAACTAAAAAAGATGTAGAGGATTATAAACTGTCTTTAATGGATAACGATATAGTACATTCTGCATTTCACTCCCCTAGTGGTTATGGACTAAAGGTATTGGTCAGAGTACCAGTTGATCCTGACAACCATTCAAGTTATTTTAAAGCATTATCAAAACAATTTAACAATGAATATTTTGATTCGACTAGTAAAAATATAAGTAGAGTGTGCTACGAATCCTATGATCCATTTATATATATAAATGATGAAAGCAAAGTCTTTGATGAAATAATTGAGGAAGAATTTGAGGAAAAAAATACACACACCAGTGTTCCTGTCTTTCCAATAACAAATGAAAATAAAATTGTAGAAATCCTAATGAAGTGGTGGACTAAAAAATATGGATTGGTTGAAGGGGAGCGCAATAACAATGTTTATATTTTGGCTTCTGCTTTCAATGACTTTGGTATAAACAAAAATTTAGCTGAATATATTATGAAAGATTTTGAAAGCCAATCATTCACAGCTTTAGAAATCCAAACAACAATAGACTCGGCATACAGAAATGTAGGAAACTTTGGTACAAAATTTTATGAAGATGAGTCGAAGATAAACGACATAAAAAAAAAATTAAAAACCGGCGAATCAAAACAACAGGTAAGACAATACCTGAAAACCCAAAACGTAAGCAGTGAAGCAATAGATCAAATCATTTATGACTTTGATACTCAAAGTTCCAATAAAATATTTTGGCACAAAAGCGAGAAAGGTAAGATCACAATCATACATAATTTATTTAGAGATTTTCTACATCTAAACGGGTTCTATAAATATACACCTGAAGGGAGTAAGAGTTCTATATTTGTAAGGGTTGAAAACAATCTTATTGATCATACAAGCGAAGATGAAATAAAAGATTTCGTGCTTCAATATTTAGATTCATTAGAAGATAAATCTATATACAATTTTTTTGCTGATAAGACTAGGTATTTCAAAGACGACTTTTTATCTATGTTGAAATCTGTTGATGTTTATTTTATTGCAGACACAAGAGATACAGCTTATTTATATTTTCAAAACTGTGCTGTAAAAATTACAAAGAATGACACCACTATAATAGATTACTTAGACTTGGAGGGGTTTGTATGGAAAGACCATGTAATTCATAGGGTATATCAAGAGTGTGAAGATACGCATTGTGATTTTAAAACATTTATATTTAATGTTTGCAACAAGGATAAAGTTAGGGTGAAGTCTATGGAAAGTACCTTGGGTTACCTCTTACACGCCCACAAGAATTTATCATATTCACCAGCTGTTATATTGAATGACGAAGTAATATCTGATCAGCCTAACGGTGGCACTGGTAAGTCCTTGTTGGTCAATGCTTTAGGTCAAATGAAAAAGCTTGTGATTATTGATGGCAAGGCGTTTGCTTTTGAAAGATCCTTTGCTTACCAACTTGTGTCAGCTGATACACAACTGCTTTGCTTTGATGATATAAAAAAACATTTTGAGTTTGAAAGATTGTTTAGTGTAGTTACTGAGGGTATCACATTAGAAAAGAAAAACAAAGATGCAATTAAGATTCCATTTGAAAAATCCCCAAAACTAATATTGACAACAAACTATGCAGTAAAAGGAGCTGGTCAAAGTTTTGAAAGAAGAAAATGGGAGCTTGAATTTAAACAACATTACACCACTACACACACTCCGTTTATGGAGTTTGGTAAATTATTTTTTGGAGATTGGAGTGAGCAAGAGTGGTGTGCGTTTGACAATTATATGATTGAATCTTTGCAGTTATACCTACAAAGTGGATTAATCAAAAGTGAATTTGTTAATTTAAAAATACGAAAGTTGTCAGCTGAAACATGCCATGAATTTATAGAGTGGTGTGGTTTATTGAAAGGAACACCTGGATCTGATAAACTTAAATTTAATGAGAAGTTATATAAGCATGAGTTGTATTTAGATTTTATACAAGACAATCCTGACTTTGCTCCAAAAGCAAAGATGACAGTTTCAAGAGTAAAGTTTTATCAGTGGCTAGTGTCTTACGGTATATATGCGACAGGCACAAACCCTGACGAGGGTAGGGACAATAAGAGCAGATGGATAATGTTTAACGATGAAAATAAACAGATAACAGATGAGGCAAAATCCGAGTTGGATTTCTGATTTTAATTGGTGTGTAGATAATGATTGGCAAGTATATATTGTACCAGGTACTTATAAAGATCACCGCATTGCAATCCGTAAGGGTGGTATATCAGCGCACGGCAAGGATTATTATAGAGATATATATGGAGCAGAATATTATAGCAGTGAAATTGTTGGCAGTAAAACTTATAAGACACAAAAGGATGCAATGGAAGGGCTTAAAAATGTTTACAGTCAACTAAGAAAAAAATATGAGGTTAAAACCATTTGAATACAGAGACTATCAAAAGAAAATAATAAACCAAGGCACGGGTATATTGCTTCGCAACAAGCTTTTGTATTTAGCCATGGAGGTTAGAACAGGTAAAACTCTTACCAGCTTAGGTATTTGTAACAACCTGTATGTAAACAATGTATTATTTATTACCAAGAAAAAAGCTATTAGTAGTATTGAGAGCGATTACAGTATGCTGTTACCTAACTTTGAGCTTGAAGTAATTAATTACGAAAGCTTACATAAAATTAAAAAAAGAGGGTGGGATGTAATAGTGTGTGATGAGGCGCATAGTATGGGCGCTTACCCTAAACCAAGTAAACGCGCCAAACAAGTTAAAGAGTTGATACAGATTAATAATCCGTATTATATATTGCTATCCGGTACCCCAACACCTGAGTCATATTCCCAAATGTACCACCAAGTTTATGGGCATCCGGATAATCCTTTTAAAAAATATAATACTTTTTATAAGTTTGCTAGACTCTATGTAAACATTACTTTAAGGTATCTTCATGGGTTTAACACTAAAGATTATTCTGATGGAAACATAGGAATTATACACGCCATGAAGCCTTTCACAATTTCCTATACACAAAGACAGGCGGGGTACAAAGTAAAAACAACTGAAACAATTTTAACTGTACCTATGTCTAAGGACACCTATAAGCTGTGTAAAAGATTAAAAAAGGATTTAGTTATTCAAGGTAAGGATCAGGTTATTCTAGCTGACACCGGTGTAAAGTTGATGAGTAAACTTCATCAAATGTATTCCGGCACAGTTAAATTTGAAAGCGGTAAGTCCATGGTGTTTGATTCTAGTAAAGCTAAGTTTATTAAAAGAAGATTTAAAGGTAAAAAGATTGGAATCTTTTACAAATTTACTGCAGAGTTGAGGGCATTGCAAGAAGAATTTGGCGACGAGCTTTGCACTGACCTTACAGAATTTCAAAACACAAACAAGCATATTGCACTTCAAATTGTTAGCGGTAGAGAAGGAATAAGTTTAAAACAAGCGGACTGTCTTGTTTATTATAATATAGATTTTAGCGCCACATCTTACTGGCAATCAAGAGATAGGATGACCACGAAGGACAGATTAAAAAATGATATATACTGGATCTTTAGCAAAGACGGAATAGAAAGACAAATTTATAATGCAGTGTCAAAAAAGAAAGACTACACCTTGCAACATTTCAAATCAGATTTCTTATCTTTATAGTATGACTGAACAGCAGATTCAAGCAAAAAGAATTAAGCAGTTGGAGTCAGCTGGTTACTACGTAATCAAGTTAATCAAGACAAATAAAAACGGCATACCCGATGTGATAGCAATACCACCTGGGGCGCCTGTTGTTTTTTCAGAAATAAAAAAACCCAATGGTAAAGTATCAAAACTACAAGAGTATAGATTAAAAGAATTGCAGGAGTATGGGTTTACAGTCGAAATATATAGAGGAGAATAATGTTGAGGTAGAAGATTTATTCATTGAAAACATTAGAGGGTTTGGAATCAAGAGAGCTATATCTATATCCAAGTATTTAGAAGGACTTATATCTCAGGTTGAGATTGATGAGCAAGCGCAAATTATAGGAGGAGCGTTAAAAATAAAATCAGAAGTAATTTATTTTGAGGTAGAATTTTTGAAATATCTAACTAATTCATTAATTTTAATAGACATTCGTGAGATAGACGCAAATGATTATTTAGATTACATAAATGCAGGACACTATTTAATATATGAGAAAAGCAACCAAGCGTTTTAAGATTTTAGATATATATAAAGAAGATCCTAAGACTCCTATTCAAGATATAGGCGCTATAACTAATAGTTCAGAACTTTATGTTAAAAGTGTTATTGCTGACTATCACACTCAATTAGTTTCATATTATGATGTATGTTTGGCTCCAAGCTTTAGTGATGATAATACCTTTTATCTTTTTACTGAAAATGGTGAAGAAAAAAAATTCAAACTCCACCAACAAGTAGTTTATTCGGACGAAATATTTACGCAATTAGAAAAATTTTATTTACAATCTAACTTAGGTATTAAAGAATTTGCAAAATTTCTTTAAATTTTTTGTGTATTTATTAAAATATTTTATTAACTTACAGTAAAACTAACTACACTTTACGGGAATACGATATTATATTATGGATATAAAGTAAATGAGTGTAAAAAATTCATCAGGCGTCAACTTTGTTTACATCAATAAATTGATGGAAGAGATTCACGACCGATCTGATGAAATTTACGAAGCTCTAGCGGATCAAGATTATCCCAACTTAGATCACAGCATAAACTCTCTAATCCATCTACTTAAACAAACTCAATTAAATTACCAGGATGAAATCTAAACCTACTAAAACCTATGGTAGAAGGCTACGCCTATCTCCACAGGAAGAAGAGCTAATACTTGAGTATCGCTCAAATGCATTTGTTAATGTAAATGAAAATGAAAACTCAGAGCTACGTAAACATTTAAATGAAAGAGGAATTCATCCTGACTCTGTTGTAAGTGTGAAGCATTGGCAAAGCGCTTCAGGTGAGTACAGATTTTCAATTGTAACTAAAGAAGATTATGGTTTAGACGAAGGGCAGATGATGAAGAATGTAAATAAATTTATACATGATCACGCGCCTACGTATAAAAATATAAAAAGATCTAAAAGCAAAGAGCCGCATTTACTGGTAATAAATCCAGCTGACATACACATTGGCAAATACGCACAGGAGGTAGAAACAGGAGAGGAGTATAATACAGATGTGGCGTGCGAAAGAGTAATTGAGGGTATAAAAGGTTTGCTTGCTAAGTCAATCGGGTTTGATATAGATAAAATATTATTTTGTATTGGCAATGATGTGTTGCATGTAGACAATGTATACAATACTACAACCAAGGGGACAAGACAAGACACAGATGGTAAATGGTGGGAGCATTACGAAATAGCTTTAAAACTGTACGTTAAGTGCATTGAGATGCTTAGAGTTGTGGCGCCTGTGGATGTAGTACACAGCATGAGTAATCATGACTATCAATCAGGATTTCATTTAGCTCACACACTACAAGCATGGTTCAGAAAAGCCAAGGATATAACTTTTGATATTACGGTAAACCATAGAAAATATTATCAATACGGAAACTCTTTAATAGGATTAGAGCATGGTGACGGCGCCAAGCTTTCAGACCTACCCTTACTAATGGCTCAAGAAAAACCATCTATGTGGGCTAAAGCTAAAAGAAGATATTGGTATTTGCATCATCTTCATCATAAAATAAAACATAAATGGTTAGACGGCAAAGATTTCATAGGGGTAACCGTTGAATATTTAAGAAGCCCATCATCATCTGACAGCTGGCATAATCGTAAAGGATACACTGGAGTTCCAAAAGCCGTGGAAGGATTTGTTCACCATATAAACCACGGCCAAGTAGCCAGGCTTACACATTTTTTCTAATATTTAATTGTAAAGTTTTTGCAGAGTATTTGCATAATTCAAAATAATTACTTATCTTTGTAGAAACTTTTATTAACTTAAATTAAATATTATGAAAACAATTGACTTTACAATTGGTCGTAAAAAAAATGGCCGAGTAGTTAACACAACAATTTATCATCCAAAGAAATGTATCAACAAAGACGGGACTTGCTCTCCTTTAAAATCAACATTTGTGGGCATAGGATCTAAAAACATAGGAATCACTTTTATATATATGAAAGCGAATGGAGATCCTAGAGTAGTAAAAAAACCCTGGGGTAATTCGCCTAAATATTATTTTGGCATTAGCAATTCTTTTGACAAAGCAAAAGCAAATGTTTGGAAAAATTACAACATTAGAGTTCCTGCTTTAAGTAACTTTGAGAAATATAAATTCAAGCATTATGCTAATGATGAGTTGAATGAAAAGTTAATTAAGCCTGCTGCTTATATTTTTAATGAGCAGTTTAGTTAATGTAACCACCCTCGCTTCGGCGGGGGTTTTTATTTTAATTAGCCTTCCTAGTATTTTTGCTTTTAGCTTCTCTTAATTGGTATCTTGTCAGGGTACCAAGTTCCGCTGGTAATAAACCTAGGTTGTATAACAATGAAGGTATTACTGATGTCTTTAATCTTTCTTGAGACTCTTTGCTTATCCTTCTTTTATTTCCAAAACGATCCGTAAATACTCCATCTCCAAATGCGAGTTCAGCTATTTCAATAATTTCACTTCCTCGAGTAAGTGGAATACCAAACTGCCCGGTAACATCTGAAATTTGTAGCTTACTAGTGTCACTATCAAAAAATATTTTCTCATCATCTCCAGTGATAGCGCTCATGGTTTCATTAATGCCTTTTAAAATAAGGCGGTCAACAATTGGGTGAGCAACAGGATTTAAAAATTCAGTAACTATATTTCCTTTTCTGCCTTTTATTATATTATTAATTCGTTTTTTTCTTTTTTCCTCATCATCATCATATCCAATTTTAGACATCATAGCGGTTATTAATCCTCCGATAGTTTGAAATGCAGCTATTTCTACACCTGCTGAGGCAATAGACAGGGCAGCTCTTTGCTTTTCTGATTTACTAGCGGTCTTACTAAAAAGCACAGGTACATCTGTATATATCCTGGTTTTTAAATTCATTGCAAAAGATGCAAAAGGAAGTATTAATTGCCTGAATCTCTTTTTATATACATTGTCTGACTTGAAAAACTCACCAAACATATCAGCGCTAGAAATATTTTGTTGTAGATCAACTTGAGCTTCAGCATATGCCAGTGCTTCTTTGTCTGCTTTATGTGTTTCCCAATCAATAGCATTAACATCAACTCCTTTTTCTTTTAATTTTTGTTTGTAATATGTAATAAAAGATACTCTAGCAATTGCTTTATCGGGATTTACTAAAAATATTTCCAATCCTAACGTATTTAATTTTTTAATTAATCTTATGGGATCTTTAATTAACTCATTAAATTGATCACTGTTTGTAAAATTTTCAAGCTTTGCTAAATCAGCGCTTGATAAACCACCTCTTATAGCTATAGATGTGCCAACAGAGTCAATCCATTTTTGAAGAGGAATGTTAGTAAAAGAAGTAATATCTAAATTTCCTTTCGAGTTTATAATCGTGTTCAATGCAACAGGCAATACTTGTTTTACAGGCTGGAATATTTGTATTAAAGCTCTACCTACACCCAAGTTTGCAATTAAATCTAATCCTTTAGACACCAATCCTGCTTCTTCTTTAGGTAAATATCTTTGTTTTTTTGCGCTGTTAATATAGCTTACTACTTTATCTACAACTAATTTTCTAACCTTTTCATCTGGAATTAATTTATTAAGCTCTGGGGATTGAACGAATCCTTTTATTTGATTATAAGCAGGAGATGTTTGTATGTCCATTTGAGCAGCCTCCATAGAGTTTGACATATTAGAATCAAAATTAAAGTTGACTACTCTGTTGCCTGGTAGTTGTTGTGGTTTAGTAGATTCAAATAACACTCCGGCTTTCTTGTTGAACAAAGTGCCTGAAAAAGATCCGAACGCACTTTCATTGTCTAAATCAACCTCTACATCTGCTTCAAATACTGAAAATTTATCCGGTGTATAGTTAACATCATTGCCTAATATCTGGTTATATATATTGTAACTTGTTTGAGCAAGCTCTGGATATACTTTAGCCCATTCATTTTGCCAGAATGCAACTGCGTCTTTATTAACCTGATCAAAAGCATTTTCTATTTCAGATGAGCTTTCAGCGTTTTTAATCTTGTCATATATCTTTTGTAAAATTTCAGCTGTTTCTTTCTGCTCTTTATTTCCTCTTTGGTATTTTGCGATAGACTGCTCAACCAATCTTAATCTTCTTTTGAATTCTTTTTTACTGGAATCTATATCTCCGCTAGTAGTTCTAACTAAAAAAGCATATAAGCCTCTTTCTATATTATTTCTTGTCGAATCAAATGCCTCATTGTTTGGTCTTAGTTTTCCAAACTTTTTTACATAATCTTTTACCATGTTATTGGTGTTAACTATAGCCTTTGCTTGACCACTAATAAAATCCCTAAGCCCACTTTTAATTTGAAAATCTATATAATTATCTAAACTACCTAATATTGTTTTCAAGGTCATAGGTAATGTTGCAATTTGTTTTAAATAAGGAATAACTACACCTTCGTATAATGCTTTGAATTTGTTTCTCGGCTTTACGGTTTTATTATCCTTTACCATTTGTGATACGTTAGAAGCTCCAGTATTATTATTAACTACTGTCTCCATGCCACCAGTGTTTCTGTTAACAATAAAACTATTTAATGCATCAACTGCTTTGATTACATCTTTGATTCCCATTACTGACAAATCCATGTCCATAAATCTTTTTACAATAGATTTTTGAGCTGCAGTTAAATCTAATGGGTTTCCCGTTGCTGCATCTACACCACTTGACAGCATTTGCTTAATGGTTTCAGAATATTTTTTAAACATGGTTGTTACAGCTTTACGAATAATTGACTCGTCTTTTACGCTAGGGGTTTCTTGTTTGTTTAAATAATCCATCATCTGACCATAGGTCATATCCTTTGGATCTATTCCGGTCATGGCTTCAAACTCATCTCTCATTGTGGCGAGTATTTCAGCTTTTTCTTTTTCCAATTGATTATCTGCAAACGCATTTATCTTTGCAAGGTCAGCAATTCGTTTTTGTTTCAACTCACCTTTTAACACCCTACTTGATTTAGATCCATCTACAAGTTCTTGAGCTAACTGATTATACAAATCAAGATCTTCCACATATATAGGATCTATGAGTGCAAAGTTTTTTGCAGCTGCCGCAATAGCTGCATCTATGGTTTTACTTTTACCAATCTTTTTTAATTGCTGTCTGAATGTGTTAGCTGTTTTTAATTTAAAAATACTATCAGCATCTGTAAGAGCTTTTTTTGTGTATAAAATAAATCTTTCAACGGCTAACGGACTATCCACATTTAAAGTCAATGCTCTTTTTGCTAACACAAGCGCTTGTTTTGCTGACAGCGTACCTTGTTTAGCTGCCTCCCTTATGGCTAAAGCAACTTCTCTTTTTATTTTATTTTGTTGACTCTTTGCTTCTCGAATTGCTTTTTTAATTTCAGTAGATATTTTTCTAAGTAACGTAGTTGATGTAGCATCTGTGGTCGTAGGCTTTTTCTTTTTTTCAACAACCCTATCCTGTGTAGTTGTTTCATCTACCTCAACATCTTCATCTACCTCAACATCTTCAAGCACTGTAACAGTAACATCTTCGTCTGCAGTTGTATCTGTTTCAGTAACAAAGTCTACTGCGCCTGTAACGATAGGGGCGTCAGTACCTTCTTGATCTACTTCTGCTTCTATCTCGTTTATAATATCAAAGTCTGTATCCTGTAATACTTCACCGCTCTGAAGTTTTTTAGCGACCAAAGCTAAAGCTCTTAATACTCTGTCAGGATCCTTGGCTAATTCTTTTTTTGCTTTACCTAAACCCAGAAGGTCACTAATTTTGTTTACAAAATTAACTACAACTTTCAACGCTTTAGAATTTCTACGAACTCGATCAAACCTTTCAGCAAGAAAACCTAGAGTTTCAGCCAAGAATTCTTCAGTTTGTTCCCCCCTTGAATACTGTTTAGAAAACCTAACCAATTGATCACCTATAATCTCAAGTTCTCGATCTTTAGAATTTTTTAAAGTTTTTTGAAGTTCTTTGACCATCTTGTCAGTAACTCTCCTAATTTTTTCTTTGTTTCTGCCGAATTTTTTGTATAAAACTGCATGAAATAATTCGTGTACAAGAGTTTCTATGCCTTTGTCATAGCTGAGATCGCTAACATCAATAAAAATTGCAGTCTTTCCATCTTTAGTAACTCTAAAAGCTCCTATTGAATTACTTTTTTTACCTCTTAACCTGGCATAATCTGCTTTAGTTTCTGCTAAAACAATCTTAGTATTCGGTAAAATCTTACCTAATAAATTAGCAGCTCTCTTAAGGGTTCTCATTTTTTTATTGAAGAGCTGTGTGATTTCACTTTTAATTTGCATGAATCTTCTTTTGCCCTCTGGTGTTTTAGTATTGAGTCCTTCAGCTTTTGTTTGTGCGCTTGCCTTACGGGATATACTTTTATTTCTGCCTTGTGTGCCTACAGTCGTAACATTTTCATTTTTAGCTTCAGCTTCATTAAGTAATTCATCTAGTTCTTGCTCGGCTTCTTGCTCGGTCACCGCTTCTACTTCAGCAGTTAATTCATCTTCAGGGGTTACTTCCGTCTCCGTTGTCGTGTCGACTGTACCTTCGGCTTGGGTGTCAGCCTCTCCGGTAGGCTGCTGAACTTGACCGGGTACTCCTTCAGCCACTTCCGTAGTAGTTGTGGATTGGTCTTGGCTAGTTTGCGCCACTGCGCTCTGCTCCGTACTGGCATCTTGTTGTTGTTTTAAAAGTTCTTGTTTTTTATTTGATATATCTTGCTCGGTAAATCCTATTAATTCTTCACCTCTTTCCTTTCTACCTTCGTTATCTTTTGCTATTGCGTCAATGGCTTGTTGATCTGTAATGGTTTGTTCTTCTTTTATTTCTGGAGAAGGTGATGTCTTTTTACCTGCAGCTTTATCTGATATACGCTTGACTTCGTTGTCAATCGCTTCTATTCTTGTTCGAGTATCTTTATTAAAAACTTCATCTTGAGTTTTCAATAAGTCTTGTAATCTGGCTTTTTCTGCTAACAAGTTAGTTAGTTTGATGGCATCAGAACTATTTCTTAAATTTTCTGGTAATTTATTTTTGTATTGATGATAGTTCTTTACTTCGTTAACAATTTTATCCGCACCAATTTGATCAATTAATCCTTGCTCCACATACATCTTCATATATTTTTGAAACAATTCTTGATTAGATCCTAGTCTATTGTAGAAAGTAACCCTAGATGTATTTACCCTGCCAGCTCCACCAAGTAAACCGGCTGAGGCAAAAGCAGCAATAGTGTTGTTTATAACACTTGTTTTAGTAAACACAGGTTTAAATAATTCTTCCCCCAGTTCTTTATTAATTTTTCTTCTTGCATAATCTTCTGCAAATAATTCTGTAGATTCCTGTATAGCCTCAAAAGTTCCCTCTACGGCTGCGCCTTTTAAAAACTGTAAAACTTTATCAGGGATGTTGTCGGTGGTTTTGTTTTTAATTAAATATCTAGCTATTTGTTTTGGTGATGTTCTAGCGAATAATTGTTGAGCGCCAAAGTTCGGAGAAATAGTTACAGCGGCTAATGATCCTACAACACTAGTTGTGGTAGCTATTTCATCAGCATACTTTTGAGCCATTGGTTCCGGTAGACCTAAACTTCTAGCTTCTTCTAGCGCTTGGTTGTATGTTGTAGAATAAATTACCGCCCCTGTGCTAATCATAGCATTAGCCCTCATGGTTGCTGTTTTGCTTAATGTGTTAACGCCCATTGAAGTCGCAAGCTTTCCCCCACCTTTTAAAACCGCTCCAACTCCTTTCATTCCTCCTATCTGAACCACCAAATTTCCCAGGACATTTGCTCCTGTGGCATAAGTTCCATACAAACTTACGGTAGATTCTGTTTTCTTAGAAGTTCTAGCTTTATTTCGTATTTCATTAATATCAATTCCTGCTTGCTCACCAAAAAAAGCAACGTCCACTTCTCGTTCTTCATCTATCACTTGACCTTCTGGGGTTACTATATATTTTTTCCCATTATGCATCACCACCTTTCCCGAAGCGTACGAATATATAGAGTTATCTGTCCACAATAAATTATTCAAACTACGATGTATACGTAAATCCTCTGCCAAGGGATCTAACCCAAACTTATCTAAAACCATAGATGTTACATCTACTGCCGCCCCATATCCGCCTTCTAAAACTTCTCTAACACCCACATATCCCCCGTGCAAAACATCACCTGGATTATACAAGCCCATATCTCCAGAAACGTATTCATCTGCAAGTCTCTGTTTTTTCTGATACATATAGTTGTTTAAAAACGGTAAGTTCTGACGATTGAATTGACCAAAATTTATTACTAAATTTTTTCTATCTTCTGTAAGTTTATCAATCGCTTCTTTATTTTTTTCTGGATTTAATTTAAGAGTCGCAATGCGATCATTAATAAACTGTACTTTGTCTTCCACATACATTCCAAGAGCTCTTGCTTTTTCCATGTCAAGTGCCAAAGCATTTCTTTCTGCATCATCTTCATCTTCATAATTTTGATTAGAATATTTTGCTAGTAAATCTAAATTCCCATCTTGAATTGCCTGAATAACTCGATTTCGTTTTCCTATTTCCACACTACTTCTGCCTATAAACGCCTCCTGTATATCAGTTAGTGGATCAGATTCATAAGACACCACATCTTCATCAATGTAATTAGTTAGTTCATTTAAGTCAAACCCTTGGATACCACTAAATAAATCTTGAACTATTTCTAATTTTTCTTGAGGAGCATCTTTCTTTTCACGCGTTTCAACAGAGCGGTTATCCTTATTGTACTTGTAAAAAGTTTCCGGAGTTATGTCTGTAAATTTTTCAAGCTCACTCATTGCTATACTATCAAATTCTTTTATTACTTCGGGGTTATCTTTAATAAGCTTTGCAAGCTCCTCTTTATTCATATAAGGGGCATTCTTTCGTATTAATTCAATTCGATCTACAAGGCTTTCCACCATAGTAGGTTGAGTGCTGCCTGGAACTGCCGGGACATCTTTTCGAGAATCATAACTTTTATCTCGACTTATGTTTATATATTTTTTAAGTAAAGGCTTTACGTTTTCCGGAAGCTCTGACATTTGTAAAACTAAGTTTGATATGTATGTAGGGGTGGCATCTGAAAATTTTTGCCCCGTCTCAGGATTAATTTCTCTTTGAGGTATTAGTAAAGTACCTGGTTTTAACTCTTCTTTTTTTCCGTAATCTTTTTGTAGCTCCTTATCTATTTTGTCAAAGAAAGCATTATCTTTTATGGCTATTTGGTTTAACTCTGGATCATCCTTAATTTTGAAATATGTTTCTTTATTATCAATTTTAATATTCAAATCTAAATCCGAAGGTAAATTTGAACTTTGATATTTGGAAGGAAATAACTCTGGAAAATTTTCTTCTTTTTTTTTTAAGCCTAGTAATACCTCAAAGGATTTTTGAGAGTTTTTATATCCTTCATCTTTTGCAATATCATAAACTGTATTTAGAGCATCACCGTTTGTTTGGAGTAGCGTGTAAAATTCTGCCATATCTCCAGTATAACCTTCTTCAACTGCTAAAGAATATATCTGCTGTAATGCTTCTTCATTCATATCTTAATATTAAAAACGTGACATACGCCCTTCGCCTCCTCCGGTACGTGCCCCCTCAGGTGCTTGCTTAGCATTTATAAGATCTTGTAATTGATTTATATTTACATTTCCAGTAACGGTGTCAACTATAGTATATGTTCTACCTCCCTCAACAACAACTAAATTGCCTCCGCTATCCTGTTCTAAGTTAAGAGACTTGGTTGCGCCTTCTTTATCAGTATATCTCAGTAACGGTTCTAATTGTTGTTGATATACTTTATTCAATTGTTTTATTTCTTGCATTTTTACCGACTCTTCTTTATCTTCATCGTTTAATATTTCTTTAATCTTACCGCTATGGTCACCAGCTGCTGTAAGTATGTCTTCTGTAATAATGTTTGTTCTCGAGATTTCTTTAGGCCTGCCTTGATCTAAATTATATATATCTGAAGCATCATCAATTAATGGATTTGAATAACCACTTGTTTGGAACATGTTTCTTGCATTTTCTTCTAATCCACCTGTATATCCAGAAACTATTTCACTAAACTGCTGTGTGCTCAATTTATCTCCATAGAATAATGGGAATAATTCAGCGGTAATTTGCTCCCTTGTTTTACGATTACCATTTGGATCAGTAAAGTTAACTGGTACTGGTTGTGTCTTTCCACTAGTATATACTTCAATTCCTACATTTCTACCAATACTATCAACAATATTCTTAATCCTATCTATTCCGCTGAACTGTTGCATTAATTGTGTGGCTGAGGTTTCAACTGCACTGGCATCACCCGAAGAAAGTCCAGCTACTAATGCATACACATCACCACTATTTTTTAATGCATCACCTTGTTTTCTATCATATAATGTTAAGGCGTCAGATACTGTACCACCTGGTGATTCAATCCTGTCAAGCTGAACACTAATTGCTTGTTCTAATATTTTCTTAGCAGCATCTCTGTGTTTTTTTAGAGACTTTTTATCTGGCTGCAGTAATCCATTTGAATCTGCTTTTACCAGTATGGTGTTGCCATCTGCCTTAGATGGATCTTGAGTTAGCTCGTATCCATTTTGTGTTAATATACTTAAGAAGTCTCTACCTGTTCCCTGATTAAGCACGCCATCAATAAATGTGTCTCTTGCTTTTTCAAAATCTGGCTGCTTAGTAATATCTTCAACTGTCATTTTTGGATAAGCTTTTTTATATTTGCCTAAAGTTGATGCAAAAACTTTAGTCCCAGCCATAATGTCGTAATCTTTTGGTAAGTCTTTTTGTCTAGCATTCATATTTGTAAAACCCACTAACTTCCCATCACCTGTTTGTGAATACAATCGCCCGTCAGTATTAATTACTAATCTACTGTTTTGTATATCTGTTGCATTTTGCATGTCTTCAAAACTCATCAAAGCTAATTTGGAAGCATCTCCTGAATTAACAGTTTCAATTGCTTTAGCATAATCTTCATTAAAAGTTGCAGCTGCTTCTTGAAAGGAATTCCAATCGTCTTGCAATAATTGTGAGCTTCTTGTGTATGAATTTGGATCAAGCTTGCCTTGTTTTAATAATTTGTTTTGCATTAACAAATAATCTTTTACTTGAGTGGAGCCGTCTAAAACATATCCATTAAATGTATTGTTGCCTCCAGCTTGATAATCTCTTAAGTCTGTAAGCAGCTCATCGGTCTTGGTTTGTATATCATCCCTTTTAGCTTGTCTTTCTTGCTCAACAGATCTTAACGTGCTTACAATATCCCCTGTAATTTTCCCCCAATCTACAGGTACAAAATCGCTTCCAGGGCCTGAATCAAACATTCCTGTAAACTGGTTTCCTCTACGGTTGTAATAAGTTCTATTGTCTTGTGCCATTTTAATCTTCTACTACTGGTGAAATATTTTTAGGGCCAAAAGGATTTTCTTGTAAATATAATTCATATAAATCCATCTCAGTTCCATCTACGGTTGTAACTCCCGACTTAATTAAATCAGTTGCATCTCCATAAGTAGCAGCTGAATCAACACCGATTCCTGCTCTTTCTTCTACAAACGAAGCAAACGCATCTCTATCAAAAGTTTCACCAAGATCTTTTCCTTCTAAATATTTATCTATATTTCTTTGAAATCTATTTTCGCCGCCATATAAATTAGTCAAACCTAAAACTTCTCCACCTAATGCCGCAGCTGATTTACCAGCTCCCGCTATTGCAGCTGCTTCATTTTTTGCAGCTGCCGTTGCTCTTTGTCTAGCAGCCACTCCTTCTGCGGTTAACATGTCTAATTCTAGTTGATCTTTTTTCGCTTCTTCAACTAAAATTTTATCTTGACGATCCTTGATTTCTTTTTCTAAAACACCTCTTGTTTCTTGTTTTTCTTTTGAAACCTGTTCGCCTATAACAGGCACGCCTCCAAGTACCGCTCTTTGCCCTGAGCCTCGTACCGCATCAAGTAATTGTTTTCTCTGTCTTAAAGAGTCTTTTTGTATTTGATCTACTTTAATCATAGGCAGTTCTAATTCTAAAGACTCAATTTTACTTAATTTATCCCTAGCTTTAGCCACGGCTAAAGCAGATTCTTCATTAGCCCTATCAATAGCTCTTCTTGCTGCTGTAGCTTGTGATATGGCGCCAGCTATTCCAAATAATGCTCCAAATGCTCCTACTACTCCAAGTGCAGTTGACATTCCCGCGGATAATCCTGTTGCTGTTGTTGATCCTGCTGCGGATCCTGCTGCTGATCCTGCCGCTCCTACTCCTGACATATTAATAAATTTAAAAGATTAATAACAAAGATACAAATTTTAAGGGTAACTTTTAAACATACTGCTTTTTACGGCGAATAGTTCTGTAGGCGTGGTATCAGTATTTGTTAATGTAAATTCTAAGTAATGCCCTCTCACCCCGTGTGATTCAGCTACGCTGTTTTTAATATAGCAAATAAACGAGCCAACTGTAGGCACAGCGCCACCCGCTATAGTGGTGTCAATTGTCACTGTTTTGGAGTCGTGTGCTGCCACCGAACCTCCTAATGTAGGTGTGTTTCCAAAATAAACTGTATCTCTATCAGATATAATTGAACCAACCTCTACATCAAAAGTCAACAGCACTGCCGCTAAATCCGTAGAATCTACTGATACAACATCTCCTATACCATTCGCAGATCTTAAATTAAAGTTAACCGTATTTTCATCTGCCCTTAAAAAAGAAAACCAATCCGTTTCTTTTTGAACAAAGTAAGAGGATAGCAAACTACCACCAGGATTATGCATGTCTGAATTGTAAGTGGCTGCCCAAGCAGCATCTGATTCTAGTGATATAGTTTTAAATAATTTAACCTCTAAAGGCTTGATATTAAATATACTTGAAATGGTGGAGTTGTATTGCACGCCATAATAGTTGTTTCGTAAAGCATTTGTGTTGTGTCTGTACAACTTACCTCCCTTAAATGAATACAAATAATTATTCATGCCAATCATTTTTTCAGGTATAAATGAATAGAATGATGGCCATCCTTTTGAAGTTTCGCTATATGTTAATGTTACTGCTGCCATATTTTTATTTTATAGTGGTGCGCCACAAACCCCTGTTCCTCCATAATATAATGTTATTATTTCTCCACTAGCATTTACCTGTGCAATTCTATATGTAGTGCCTGTTGCAGTATCTTCATTTTGAACTGCACTATATGCTATAAAGCCTGGTAATCCAGCTGGCAATACAGTTAACACATCACCCGGTGCCACACTAGCAAATGCATTGTTACTTACAGTTTGTGCTTGTACAGACATCACATAATTATTGGTACATAAATCGGTAGTGCTTGACCTAACAGCTGATATGTAAATATAGTTACACGTGGAACAAGCCGCGCTTGATATTAACAATCCACTTGATTGCTCTCTTACGGTTCCACCTGAATCCTTGTAAAATCCATCGGTTGCTAATGTAGTAAGGTTAGCATCTGTATAAACTGATGTAGCTGTGCTAAAGCTCGATGTATTCAAGTAGTATGAAGAAGACGAACCTAAACAACAAGCAAGCAACGATGTAGTTCCAAATTCTAAAGTAATTGGAGCCACCCCTGCATAGTTGTATATTAAGTATAAATACGTTTGATTAGTAGGATTACTGTATGTAAAGCTGCCCTCATAGTATCCGGTTGATGGATTTGCTACAGTTGTAATATCTGTAGCCGCAGCTACTAATGCATTAATATCCGTTTGAGAAGATGTGTAAAGTGTATTAGAAACTAAGAATGAAAACTTATCTGCAGCCGGCGGAATAGTAGGCCCTGGATAACCAGATGCTGGACTAAACACTAATGTGTCAAATTCTATTTTGTTTGAAGCCATTCGCACGGCTGCTCCGCTAGGAGGGAATATACCTTCAGATTCGATACCTGTAATACTAGTGTACCTAGCCAATCTATTGGTGTCAAATGGTGTAAAACTAAAAGCTGTTTGTACGCTTTCTACCGGACTAGTAGTTGTACCATCGCTCCAATAAAACTCGTCATGTATAAATAATCCGTCATCAGAAACTGAACCAAGTGCTACATTTATAATTGTTAGCTCATTTACTGTTGGGCAATTTACTTTAAATTTAGCCGTGTATGATCCAGTAGGAGTAATTGTTATTTTTAAATTAGTTGGAGTGCCTGTGTTCTTATTAAAATTAAAACTACCAGATCCTGTAGCGGCAGGTATGTTTCCAGTGGTAGAACTCCATTCGTAATCTATGGCTACTGTACCTGTTATTACATATGTTACAACAACATTTCCTTGAGCTTCTCCTAAATTTACGTTATATATTATAGGATCGTCATAATTGTAAGGGCCAAATGTAGCTCCACATTCAACAGGTATTTCGGTGCTTGCTTGATAAGCATTAGGTAATCCAATAGTGTTAGAGCTTAATACATATTCGTTCATATACGGATCGAAAGCCCCTATTTTTTGAGTATCAGGGTAGGTAATAAAGTTATCTCTAAAATAACTTCTCATTCCTAATTCAGAAATTAAGGTAAGTTTATCCTGAATACCGCCCGTTCCTTTTAACTGAATCACAGCTCCTCTGCTTGTGTCTGTAAAATACCTGCTATCTCCGTACGCTGCAAAACTTTCAGGGTTATTGCTAATTCCATACTCTTCAATTCTAGCTACTTGAGTTCCCAATACCGCAGTTGAGGTAGCTACTACCCCCGCGCCTTCTGCTGCTTGCAAGGCTTGTTTGCTTAATAATACATTTGATATTTTATCTTCTTGTAATACTAATAAATTTGTTTCAAAAGAATGTAATATATTAATGTCTCCAAATGATTTTTCTAAATCTTTAAAGTTTGCATCACTTAAATTAAATTCATTAAATCTATTTATGTTTGTATCCGCGTTATATATTCCACTATAAGTTACACTAGCGTATCGGTTAGCTTCTTTATAATCTTCTTCTGACACAGATGTAGTTCTTTGCCCTAAATCAAAACTTGAACCATCGAGCTCGTCTAAATACTTATAGCTTTCAGCTCCGTTCCCAAAAGCAAAACAATCAAAAAATCCTAGGTTTACAATACCCGGTTGAACTGCTGTTTGATTTTGATCTCCTGTTTTGCTGCCTGATAAATGAAACCCTCCTGTTATAGTAAACACTTCGTCATTTTCATAATATAAATCTATATCAGAATTTAAAGGTTCAGTTTCTAATATTAAGGATGCGCTTCCGATATTTATAGTTATTTGTGCCGATATAGTAGTTCTTTGACCGCTGTCTCCCCCTGTTGCACTTTTAATTCCTAAAGAAACTTTGGCGCCTGCATCGGTAGCCGCTTGCAATCCTGTCCCTGGCGTGGCCGATCCAACGGTAAAAAACTTATATTCATTGTCAGATGTTACTCCAGTAGATGGAAAGAAAGGCGCTAAATCTCTATCTCCTATCGTAGTGCTGAAATTATTACCGGGGGTTACTGTTCCAGAGGCTACTCCTTCTGTAAAATCTATTCCTTCGCCAATAACAAATTCATAGAGAGTGTTATAATCTTGAGATGCTTCTACCGTTCTATTATAATCATACGTGGCTTGATTCGAGCTTCCTACTAAAAACCCGCCATCAGATGCGTTTCTATTAATTCGTATTGCAAAATTAACTAAGGAGCCCTCGGGTATACTTACATTTTCATATTGATCCGTTCCAGTACCATCACTTATAGTTCTAAATAAATTTACATAAAGTTTTGCAACCGGCCCTCCTCTTTTACTACTTCTGTCAGTTGAAAGCCCGCTATCAAAAAATCCGTTTACATCATCTGTAATGGTAAAGCCTTGTGGTTTTAAATTCATATACAAGCCAGCTGGTTCAGAAATAAAAGGATCACTTGAGGTAGATGCCTCGGGTGTTAAAAAATTATTTTCTTTTGACTCAATAGCTAAAACTTTTGATTTTACTATTGTGTTTAATGGGCCGTTTATATCTGCTTTTACAATTAAGAAATCACCTTGTTTAGTTTTAACTTGATTATCGCCCTCTAACCTAATCCATACCGAATTGGTGGCATCATCATCAAAAGCAATTACAGAGTAAATTGTTTCGTAAGACTCTTCACCTCTCTTAATAACAAACTTATATTTTTTAGCCCATGGTGGTGGCACCATGGTTATAGGTATGGTTACTTTTATAGAATTAGCAGTTATAGAGCTGGATGGCGGCATGTATATTGTGTTGCCTCCAGAGGTTAGCGCTGTAGTGCTTCTTGCATACTCGTCCATATACACAATACCTACATCATAATTTCTGTTACTGTGCAAACTTTTTCTGTTCCCATTTGAGGTATAGTCTGCTTGCGCTGCGGTAAATTTATAATAACCATACATGTCTGTTGTTGCTGCGCCTGACGTTGAATCATCAAATTCAGCAGCGACTAATTGAAAACTTACAGAGGAGCTAGCAGGGGTTGTAGTAATTTTAATTGGTTCGTCTCTAGCATCAATTCCAGAATACGAATGTTGAAATGTACCTTGATCGCTAATATCACAATTTAATATATCTGTTAATGTGGTTCCGGTGCAAGGACTTGTTGTAGTAAATGGAACAGTTGGTGAACCAACTATGGTTGCAGGAGTTCCAAATCTTTCATTAATAAACGTACTACTAAAAACATCATATATACTGTTATAATCTTGATTTAAAGTAATAGTAAACGATATGATTGTTAAAGTTTGACTAGGAGTACCTGGAGGAGCTCCACCACCGGGAGCGTCAAAATCAGCACTAATAAAGTTTAATTTAAATCCAATTTGGGTATCTTGTTTTAATGAAGCTGCGTTGTCAATGCTTGTAAAATCAAATGTCGCCACAGCATTACTAATTGTTTTGCTAATATCTATGGTATAATCTCCGCTCGATAATACCCCTGTAAACTCTTGTAGGTTTATTAGTTCTGATGTTCTTGTAACAGTGTAGTTTAATTGATTGTTTACATTATAGCCATCAACATAATTTCCATACATTAATCTATTAGCCATAATGGTTTGAGATTTTGCAGTTCTAGGAACATTGTCAAACAGCCTTGTAAGTTGATTATCGCTAAGTGCCGTGTATATTTGATTATGTCTAAATACTTCTGTTCTATTTATATTGTTAGACCACCCTAGTATTCCTTTATTAAATTTTTCAATTACATATACACCAGGTTGGTTTGCATATTTGAATAACAAATCAATTTCTTTTACCAATTTACTTCCGGTTTGGAAAGTAACTTCCGCAGTGTTAAAAGTGTTTTCCATTCCTGCATTTGATAAATCGCTAGAGTTTAAACTAAAAAAACCAGGGGTAAAAGCTATTTCGCTAAACGGTGATATGGCGGAATATTCATCATCTAAATACCTGTATCTATAGGCAAAGCTAATTATGTTTTTTACCAAAAAGTTTTCTTCCTGCCCTGATTGAAGTAAATTTATTGTGGGCGCCGCTTTAGGCGGTGCTTTTATAACATTTAATTCTGCATCAGTAATTTGATCTACATCAAGGGCGGTTGGTGGTAGGTAAGTTCTAGTTACATTGATACATCTTGGGGGGTTTAAATTATCAGTAAAAAACAATAAGTCATCTATTTTATTTACACCGTTTATTAGGTAAGATGCGTTAAAGTTTAATATACTTGTAGATATAACATGGTATACTATGTTGTTGTTTATAGTATCAAAAGACACAATCATATCAACTTTTCCTGTTGCAGATTGAGCATTGTTAGAGTCATTTACAAACCAATATATAGTGTTGTTTGCACCATCTTCTAGCACGCCAATGCATTTAGTGCTTGCTGGATCTAAAACAACTCCATCATAGCTTAATTCAGCTATCATTGAATTACCCTTTGAATTTTCTACAGATCCTATTTCTGTATCTTCCGTGGAGCCAAGGCGTACGTTTTGAGCATCTACATATTCACCAGGTGGAAGTAGCCTCTCGTCAACCGACTTATTCATTCGGCCTTTAATAAAATTAGTTTGTATTACTGTCATTTAATCCACTTTGCTCGGCCTCTAAGATTCATTAAAAGCCTACCTGGATGTATGTCGCTTAGGCGAATTTTTGCATTTCTTAGAAGCGCTGATTTGTCTTTTCTCGCTCTATTTACTATAAACTCTTGTACTCCTAGTCTTGAATTTAGAATTGCATATTTTATATAGGAGTAAATATAATCTTCAAATAATTTGTTTACACTAACCGCAGCATCATTTCCATTCTCCATTCCATCAGAAACATACTCTAGCACACATAGTTGATTTGCCATACCAGAGCTAAAATTGATTACTCCTGCTTTTTTATCAATTCTAAACGTAGGGTTTATGTTGGCGGTTTCAGTATTCAATCCAAATCTTGCGCCGATTTGATAATCAAAATACCAGCAACCATCTACACAATAACCCATTCTTCCATTATACTGACCTTCGCCAAGATAAATAGATTTTTTTGTTCCCGCAATTCTTTGTCTATCTAAAGCAGAGTATTCTGCCTCCAATATATTACCATTTATATCAAATAGAATTTTACAATCATGTGCTTGCAAATAACTTTTTGCTGAATTCACCTGTATGTTTTCACTCAAGGGTGATAATAACCCGTCTTTATACATAGAAATTCTAACATAGTTTACATAGTCGGGTGGTAATACATATCTTAATCTATCACAAACATCAAGCTCTAAAACTTTAATTTCTTTAAACGCATCATAATTTAATTCTTGTATAGCGCGTTTAGCAAAGAATAGAACCTGGTATCTATTAACATTGTTTATTAACTGCAGATTGTCATTGTAAATAAGCATAAAGTTATTTACTATATCTTCTAATGAAACATATTGATAGCTACCCCAGTTTGCATCTTCCGGAATATTTCCTGAATTTTCGTAATATTGATAACCTGTTAAGTATGCCATAATCTTATCTTGTAGTTTCTGTTAATCTATCTTCTGCTTCTAAGGATTGTCCAAATTTAGCCACATCATTTTCTCTTACTGATACGCCAGCGTACTGTAATATTTTATTTACTAGCCCATTCATGTCTGAAACGGGTAATTCAAAATCTTGATAATCGGCTGCTGACGCATTAAATACAGGCTCTCCTCCCGCCAATGTATTGAATGTCCATTTTGGAGTTAATGGATACCTTACATATTGGGCGTGTATATCGGCTGCTCCAGTGATAGTCGTAGGGTAAACGGTAACTGTATTCCCTAATGCCGTTCCAGTCGCGCTATCTAATACATATGCTGGGAACATAGTATTGGGAGCAGCAATGTTAGAGTTGGTTAGGTAAAATATTTTGTTTTGTGTTACTCTTTCCACCTCTCTAATATGTGTATTAGAATATATAGAATAGTTTTGTCCAGCTGCAATTAGAGGCTGACTTAAAGTTAACTGAGTATCACTATCTACAGACACCACAAATGCTTGTAGTGAAATAGTAGTATTGACTACTAAACTTCCAGGGGTGACGGTAGTTAAAAAATTTTGCCCTGCTTCAATCAATAAAGAACCACTAGTAGCTGTAGCTGTTCCGGAGTCTAATAAGTTTGAGTAGTAAAATATTTTATCTACTAAATAATAATCCGAAGGCAATCTATATGTGTTAGCATTTACTTGAGTTAAAAAAGTATTTACTGAAAAACTATCAATTACCTCGACAATACCTTTTGTAATATTAGCATAGCCGGTTCCAGATTTACGAACAACTTCAGCATTTAGCTGATTATTATATAAATAAAAATAATCCTCGAATATATCAAGTTGCGCTTGCTCTGCAAATAAATTAAAATCACTAGGGGAAATATACCCATAGTTGTTTTTATTTATTACAGCCATTACCGCATTTCGTACTTCGTTTATCATCGTATCTTGTGTTTATACAAAGATACATAAAAAAAATACCTTTTGATTTATTCGAGGTTATAGCCCTTTATTTATCTAGCATTTTCTTTAACAGCTTGTAAGACTCAACACCTTCGTCTGTTTGAAAATAAGAAGCCACAATGTAAGATGGCTCTTCACCATGAGGGACTGTAAGCATTTTAGTTCTGTTTTTCTTCAAATTAAAATACACATCTCTATTTTTGTTTCTCATTTGAAGCAAAGTAGCGCTAAACATTTTAACCACCTCATCCTGTAATTCAACCATAGGATCATTGATTAAATCCAAAAACTCTTGAGGATCTCTTCTGGCAAATACCATTATATCTCTTTTAAGCTCTGCTGTGGTCATTTTATCTGCGCGCACACCTAACACTACCCTGGAAATACTTTCGAGCTTAGAGAGGCTTAAATCGCGTGCAGCTATCTGCGCCTCTAATTCAAAGTTCATGACTTCCATGTCTTTTGAAGCATCTTTTTCATTGTTTACCTCATAAAAAACATTACCGTTGCCTGGGTGAAGTTTTAAAAATTCTTGTAAAATTTGATTTTGCCTTGGAACTCTCAACATTCCTTCTTCAAATATAATAGGTTCTAATATTGCGTTACCATCCTGCTCATCTTCAAAGATTGATTTTTGATTTCTAGCATACCGTAAAGCTCTATTGATTCCTGTGTCTTCATCGAAATATAGTAAGGCTTTTCTTTTTGTGTGTTTTGATGACAGCATATATGAAAGAGGTGCTGCATCTCTGGTAAGTCTGTATACTTTATCCTCGTATACTTTTTTATTTTTTTTCATTTGATTTAATTTAAAATTTATAAAAAATATCTTAGGGGTGACTTGCACCCCCTTGATATTATAAAACTACTTATTATGCATCTTGGAATAAGAAGAAGTTGTTTGCACCTAAAGTACAAAGCGCTCTTTCTGATAAGAAGTTAACTTGCATTACGTCAGTACCTGAAGTAGCAGCGCCACCAGCAGAACCAGTAATCCATGTTTTGTATCTTCTATCTTCAGTTTCAGAGGCTCTATATCTTACGTGTAAGAATGGTCTCTTAGCGTTCTTACCTAAGATTTGATCGTATACTGAGGTAGAACCAGCAGGTACAAGTACACCATTGATTTTTCCTCCAACAATATCACCTCTCATAGTAGGATCGTTAAGGTATTTCCAATCTGTTTTGTAGAAATCATAACCTCTTCTGAATCCAGAGAATCCTAAATTTAATGCCATCTCTTCGTCATTATCAAATAATCCGTAAGAGCTACCACCTGCACCATATGAATTTTGTGCAGCTAACATGTCATCAACGTCAAAAGAAAATTCTCTGTTTAAGAATAATACATTTTCCTCGATAGCACCTTGCTTATCTAATCTTTGAATGATAGCGTCAAAGTCTGCTAAAGCCGCTGGAATTCCACCGCCCCAAACATTTCCTCTTTGACCTAATACATAGAACAATCCTTCAGATCCTTTGTTACCTGTACCTGATGCTACACCAGCTGCGATAGCTGCCACACCAGAACCTGCTTCTGCTGGAACTGCTTCCACCATAGCTGTTTCTAGGTAATCCTCGAATCTTAATCTTGTTTCATGCTCTGATTTTAAATACCATAAGTATCCTGTTGCTCCGTTTTCAGTAGTAACTTCGATCCATCCAATCTGAGCCATATCAGAACCAGATACTTCGTAAAGATCTTTGATAATGATTGGGCTATTCTGGAAGATAACGTCGTCAGCTTCTAATGAATTTGCCATAGCAACTGAACCTTTTTGGAATTCAGAACCATAAATAAATAATGAACACTGTACACCCGCAGCCATTGTCTGACCACCAGCTTCGTAATATGCAACGTCAATAGTACCAGCTGCATAGTTTACATCAGTAACGATACCTTTGTTACTGTTAGTAGAACCAATAGAGCTGTCAGATAACATGAATGTTTGACCTACTCTAATAGCAATGCCGCCTGTACCTGGTACAAGTACGTCATTGATAGTTAATGTAGCTGTATCTTGAGCTGCTGCTGCACCTGAAGTTACGTTAGTGTATTTAGTGTGTAATCTTCCTTGCTCCGCCCATTTAATAAGGTCAGAGTTAGAAGGCATTTCAGCGCCTACCATTCTTAAGAATGATGCTACTGTTCTGTTCCCGTATCTCTCAAACTCCTTTTCATAAGTATCAGGTAGATACTGATTTAAGAAGTTAAAGTTAGTTATGTAGTTTGACTGAACGGCTACTCTTTCTGCACTTGGCTGTAAAGCAAATGTAGGAGCGGCCTGAACTGAACCTGGCATAATTTTAAATTTTTAATTGTTATTAATTACTCTTTTTTATACTTCTAATCTTTAAACCTCGACCTGAGTCTTGATTCAAAGACCTTACTTTAAATCCAGATTTTGTTGTGACTTGAGGCGTAGACCTTACATCCATATTTATATTTTTAGTTTTTTTGGATATATTTTCTACTGCATCAGCCTTGCCTTGCTCATAAAAAAACTTGGCATACTTATCAGGATTCATTGCCATAGATAAAGCCCTATGATACTGAGGGATGTTTTTGGCCATTCCTTTATCGTCAACATATCTTTGGATAAAGTTGTCAATAGATGCCTGACTTAATTTAACATCCTCTACAGATCCAGGTAAATAAGAAATTTTCTTATCGTTAATAACAAACTCAAAACCTTTGAAATCTTTATTAAAGACTTTATTAGTTTCTTTTTTAAACCACTGTAGCTTAATTGCCGCATCTTTTTCATATGCAGCATTGTCCTCTATGTACTTTCTATATGCTTCGATTTCCTTTTTATCGCTTTCAGAAACAGCTTCTCTTGACTCAAGAGGTAGCTTGTATTTTTCTTTCTGCTCCTTAAAGTATTTCTTAGCCTTAGATAGTTCTCTTTTTTTTGCTAATTGTTTTTTCTTTTTTTCTTTTTCATCATCCAAATCTTCATCAAAACCAAATTTATCATCCATCAAATATTGAATATCTTCTGAATCTAAACCTTCTTCGGTTGCAGAATAATAACTAGCAATTAAAGAATCAGGGTTCATAGAATCATAATCTTGCTGTAATTTTGCAAAATCATTTATACTTCTCCCTGTTTCTTTTTTGTATTCAAAGTAAGCTTTTACATCTTCCGGAAGTTCATCCGCTGTGTTTCGCTTATCAATGAAATCATCTAGTGAAGATACTTCTTCACCATATTTTTTTTCAATATAAGAAAGAACGTCATTTTCTGACATTTCTGGAGTAGTAGCCTCTGGGGTTTCTACAACAGGTTCTTCTACTATTTTTTCTTCTACTACTTTTTCTTCTTCTGCCGGAGCTTCTTGAAGATTTACACGCTCCACCTCATCTTTTGGCTCTGGATTATCCACGGCTTCTTGTTGGGCTTCGTGTTTCTCAAGCAGTTCTTTTTCAATTTCTTGGGTTGACTTAGATTCTAATTCACCTAAATCTCTTACTTTAATTTCCATTTGATTTAATTTTTTACAAAGTTAAACAATTATTCTAAATATATTTAAGATGCTTTATATGGTTATAAAGATCTTGTCCTAGTTTTTCTCCAGCTATTTTATCTGATTCATAATGCACTCTTGCAACTATCCTGCTATTAGATATATTTTCAGCGGCTTTATCAAAATGTTTTTTTAAATGAGGATACATGTCTGTTAATGCTAACGCCACTAATTTTGATTGCGCCGAGTGTCCGGATGGAAAAGCTGGAGTTTGAGCGCTTTTCATTTTCAAGTAATCCAAATCTATTTTAAATTTTTTTGCATTTACATTAGGCCTTGGCCTATTGTGATAATTTTTAATTTTTTTGATTACAGGCTCGGATTCATTTATTAATTTTTCTACCACCTTGTAAGGAAAAGATTCTACTCTATATGAAAAAATATTTTGAAAAACATTTGTTATATCATCATATTTAAATGGCAAAATTTTGTTTAATGGCATTAATTTTAATTTTTTTATTTCACCCAATGTTCTCAAAGAATTATCTTTAGGAAAAGAAATTTGCTTGTATTTTTCAATATTAAAATCTTCAAACATTATCTTGGCTCAAATTCCGCTAAATCAAAACCATCTAGTGTGTCCTCGTTGGATTCAAAGCTAATCGGAGGTAGGTTGTTTTTTCGTTGTTGTATGAGCTGAGATTGCTCAGTGTTTGCCTGACTAATGCGTTTGTTTTTAGCTTTTTCTCTTTCTTTTTCTCTTTTATTAATAGCTTGTTCCTCTCTTCCTTTAAGCTGCATATTAAAATCAAACTCTACTTGCATTAACTCACGTTTTAACATGGCTTCGTTTTTCAATCTCTCAATATCGAAAGCCACTTCCGCTTGTTTGGCTTGCATTTGAACTTGAGCCTCCATTTGAATTTTTCTCATCTCTTGTTCAGATTGCATTTGCTGTACTTGCATTTTTGTTTGAGCGTCCATTTGTTTTTGCGTCATTGCAAACTGTTGATCTTTTTCTTGTTTCTTTTGTCTTTTTACTTTTAATAACTGATTAGCTAGCTTAATATTTTTTAACTCTCTAATATCAATTGCATCCTCTAGGTTAATATCATTTTTAGATAAAGCCATTTGTATGTTTTGTTCAAGCTGAGCTTTTTCCTCTTCATCTGGAGCGACCTCTATAAAAATCCCAAAGTCATACATATATAAGTCTTTTATTTCCTCAAGTATGCCTACGTTGTATTTGCCAATTTGCATTTTAAATTCTTCTTTGAAATCAGCATACTCTAATATATCAGCAATTCTAATAGATAAAGCTTCTGCTAGTGTTTGTGTAATATAAAGACTTCCTTGTAAGATGTGGCGTGTAGCAGTGTTTGAGTTTAAAGCTGCGAGCTTTTGAACACCTACTAGTGCATATGGATCTGGTTTGGTTCCATCTCTGGCTTCATTTAATCCTGTTACACTTCTAAGCATATCCATGTAATGATTATAAGTGCCCACTAAACTATTAATTTTACCCTGTCCACTGCTTGAAGTAAGTTGCTGGATAGGTACTCTTGCGTTGTTAAACTCTCCATCTTGAGTGTAACTTCTACCTACCACACTACCGGTTTGAAAATATAATCTCAAAGCGTCTTCAGGGTTGTATGCGTTTCCAGTTCCTAAATCAACTTCATTTAATCCATCGGCATCTATAAACACACCGTCAGGCACTGTCCTTGCAATAACTTGTTGTAGTTTTAAGTGTGTCATTTGTATCAAGTCTGCAAACGTAATCATTCTTCTTACTAATGATTCAATTACACCTTTATACATTCTAGGGGCACAGGCAATATAGTTAGGCATCGCATGCTGAGAAGCAGACTGAGGTCTAACCATATTTTCCATTTTCTTCCACTGAAGCATTATATTTGTACCCATCACCATAACACCTTCATACCATACATCTATTTTCTTTTCAACCTTTTCAAAGTTTCCTTCCTCCATCATTTCTTCCGGTGGATTAAACTGATCGTCTTTTTCAATTACTCTAGCGCCACCGCCATCTAATTTCTTTTTCTTATATACAATTGAGTTTGTGGTTTTATAATTAAAGTACAACAGCGTAGCAGTGTCTCTGTAAAAAATACTGTTTTCATAAAACTGCGCTACATTATAATAATCGTACCACGCCTGACTATACTTTGATATTTCTTCTAAATCTTCATTTGTTAGGGTTGGATCTATTTTAGGCAATTCTGTCATTGGAACAGTTTTTATTTCACCCCAATAAAAACAATCTTTAAAATACGGATCCTCTGTGTAGCTATATACCACGTTTGCAGGATCAACATAATCTATTTTAACACCCTCACCTGGTAAAAAATATTGTTTGGTAATACCAACACCTAATACAGTAATATCGTAGTCTACTCTTTTTCTAATATGAGAATAATGATTTTCTTCAAACAAAGTATTAATAGCTTCTTCTTCCGCTATCTCAATGCCGGGTTTGTAATTTAACTGCATGTAAAGAGCAAGCTCTTCATCATTGTTAGGGAGCTCATCTGGATCTGTGGCAAAAGGATTTACACCAAAGCCTTTTTGTATTTGAGTAAGAATTGGTTTAGCAACCATGTCTGCCTCTATCATGTCCTGAAATGAAGATCTATTTTCTGCAGACAAAGCGTCTTGTGCATATGCCTGAACCTTAAATAATCTATCAGACATACCATTAACCACTATGTCTACAAACTTTGGAATTATAGGAACAGGCGTCCAATCTAAGTTTAAATAACTTAAATCACCGTCTATTGCTAATTCATTTTTATATTTTTGAACTGATTGTTCACCTCTGGCATACAGTCTTAATCGGTGATAATCTCTCCACTGAGAATAAAACCTACACGTACTACTGTCTTTACGAAACCACTCGTATTGAATTGCTTGTCCGATTTGTAGTCCGTACTCTACCGTATCTTTTTCACTATCAGAAACAAATAAATCCGGAAACCCCACTGGGTTTATATCAATTTTTACATCTACCATTAAGTAC